CCATAGTAAGGTGAAAGACCAGACTCATAGTTCAACAAAGTTTCTGCAATAGAGTTTTCTTTTGTAACCCGTGACTTTTGCAGTTTACACTTGATGATGTTACCAACCACATCCGTTCCGTCCTTGACTTTCTTCTTGGACAGGAACACGATTGTGCCTGCGTTGTATTTCAGACCGGAGCCACCGGACATTTCTTTCATCGGCACATAAGATCCGACAACATCGTAAGTGTGGTTTGTGATCAGCAGCGGAATGCCAGCCGATCCACACTTGACGGTGAGCGTTCGGAAAGTTGCCTTCAACGCTTGGGCTTTTGTCATATCCCGCACGTTCTTGCCGCTCGCAGTGTCTTCCATTTCTTTCAGCGTAGACAAGTTGCCAAGCGAATCAAGAATCACAAGAATAGGCTTCTTGTTTTTTTCTGCACGATAAGTATCCGCTACCTGAATCATCTGATGTCTAAACTCTTCGATGGTTGAGACAGGGAACACGGCAACGCGGGCAGCATCGATACCACGCTCTTCAAACATTTGTGAAGTGATTGCTTGCTCTGAATCAAAGTAAAGCACGACACCTTCTGGATTGTCATCAAGAAAAGTTTTCAGAATGTTGAAACAAAAGAAAGTTTTACCAGTCGCCTGTTCGCCAGCCAGTGCCGTAATCTTGTTGTTCGGAATCCCACCGTACAAAGATCCAGACAGCAGTGCATTTAGTGTGTATGATCCCGTGCTGATGAATCCCTTGATATCAGAAACCAAACCGCTGTCAACAGAAGTAGCGTCTTCATTACCAGATACCTCAACCAAATTATTCAAAAAGTTGTTCATCGTTCTTTTGCTCCTTATTGTTATATTCTTCCAAGTATTGTAATGCGTTTCTGATGCCTGTCAAGTCATCACCTAATTTTCCTATGCCGGTATTACAAGAGTCGCACAGCCAGCCTCGGTGATCAAGAGTTTCATGATCGTGATCAAATAAAAGTCTTTCGGATGTTTTTCCGCAACAATCACAAGGTGTGCCTAAAGGTGGACGCTTTGGATTTCCAGCAAGTTTTTTAGCCTTTCCAAAATCCTTTTGAATTTTATTACCGCAAGTTTTACACTCACCCCTATAGCGGTCTTTCCAAACACCATTTGTCATGCTTGAGCGATCTGTATAATATTCACTTAGTGGTTTTGCTTGTTTACATTTTTTACAAACCCTAAGCCCCTCTTGCCCAGCGTTATCATCAAACAATTTGTGTGTCACATAAGTCTCCACTTTTTAAGAAGATCATCTATAAATTGAAGTTTATCTATGACCTCTTCGTGATCATGTGTGCTTGATGATTTAGTTTTGCGAACTAATTTTTCAACACGCTCAGTGTCATAACGAAGACATTTTAGGGCTTCGAGAATAATGTCTCTTTCTTTGGGTTCCATCTGTCTTCCTCCTTTCCCCGCCACTCACGAACCATCGTTCGATATTTCTTATTTGTTCTTGCGGCATCATACGCACGCTTGAAGATGCGTGCCGACTCCGCCTTCTCACAAGTCCAGTGGTCTGGCTCTTGTGGTTTAATTCTTCCGTTGTCATCATACTTTTTTCCGCTACGATGATTAGCGTATCGCCTTGCTCTCGTCCATCCCATCATAAGAAACTTGCGACACATATCAGCCCCAACAAAATTATCCACATCCAAATACCCATTGAACATAGCAGTAATAGTATTCGCTGATTGATATGCAATTTCCGGTGTTCGGAATCTCCAGTGTTTGCAGATTTCTGATTTGTATGGTTCACAGAGCAATACTCCTTGTTCTCCTCGACCGATGATATACAACTTCGGGGTCTTGCGATAATCTATGTTATCAAAATCTAGTGTGTAGTCAAACTCAATCAAAACAAAGTCGCCCTGTGTTCATAGTTCCATCCTACCTTCTCTAGAATATTTTTCAATGGCTCTAGGAAAGAAACCGAGAATTGTTTGTCGTAGTCAGCAAACTCGTCCAACTCAAACTCCTTCGGTGCGGTTCCGGGGAAAGAAATAACTTTATCTTTGTACGGATTTGGAACAGCAAGATACAAAAATTTTACTTTATCTCCCTCGTTTACCCTGTGATACTTGCCATCAAGTTTTAACTTTTTGAGATAGTGGTTATAAATTAATGCACCTTTCACAGCAATCGGTGTGGACTTGCGATAGATGACGGATTCATCGATGTAGTTATTAATATTATTACAACCACGGGGGAATGCGATCTCGTCAGGCGAGTATCCTTTAAACTCCTCTTTGAAGTTTGCAACAAAGTCGATGACCTGCTCCTCGGTTCCGGTCAGCACCAACTTAATCGCGTCCTTCAACTTTTGCCGAACGACTTGTGGTGTCGATGATCGTGTAGTTTCGATGCCCATGATCTTCATCTTAGGTTCATCGTATTGCACACCCTCCGAGTTATGCACGTTGAGCATGTATCGCTTCTTGGCTGTCCAGACTCCAACATCGGCAATGACTTCTCGCTCCATCACCATCTTGTTAGAGTATGCATTCATTTTTTGGGCAAGTGTTTCGTAGCACTTGTTGATGAATGGTTCGATGACACCCTTGCAGGACTTGTCAAGAAATCGTACGATCTCGCCCTTGGTCTTCTCGCCAGCCAATGACCGAACAAGGTTCCCGAGGCGAAGATAAACAGAGTCAGTATCAGAAGCAACAACATAGTCATAATCTCCAGTGTTTAGTGTTTTATTTAAAAATGCGTTTAGTTCGTTTGCGATATACTGAATCGATAGTTGACCCGATGTGGTAATCGCTTCTGCAATGTCGATGTCAAAATATCGAAAGTATTGATTGCCCATCGCACCATAGGCTGAGTTCAGTTGAATCTTTCGCACCAGTTGGAAGTTATGATACTTGGCAATCTCAAAATCTAAACTCTCATCATCTGGATTCTGTTGCTTTTTCTTCTGGGCTTCGATCATCAACTTCTTGTAGTGCTTGCGTTCTGCGTAAAACTTTTTCATGAGTTCCGGCATGAACCCTAGTTTATCTTTTCTAAAACACACACCGTTAGCAGCGACAGAAAAGTTTTGCTCTTTTAGTTTTACAAGATTTTTCTCACATAAATCTGTGCCATTAAGAACACCGTCAACACTTATACAAGGATTCTTGGGGAATCCATCTGGACGCATTTTAGTGTCCGGTGAAATATTGTATTGCATGATAAGGTGCGGATACAGACTATTGAGGTCAAAAGACACAACCCAATCGTGCCGACCAGTGATCGGTTCTTTTACATACGCACCGATGATTTGACCATCTTTTTTACCCCCACCTTTTTTTCGTGGGATCACTATGTTCTTTGCACGCAGATGATGATAGATGATCTGATCCCAAGTTCGAACCTGAGAAAACACATCACCAAGATTTACTTTTGCCGTGTACGCAAGTGCGAGAGCAAGTTCCATCAGCCCGAGTTTCTGCTCCATCTTCTGCACAAGTTTGACATCTTGATAATTGTATTCCACAAACTTTTGGAAGTCTTTTGTATAGAAATCTTTGAAGTGGTCATACTCATACTCTAACTTTTTCTCTCCAAGTTCAACCGATGCAATGTGATCCAACTTGTATGACTCTTGATTCACATAAGTGAACTTTTGATATAGATCATAGTAATCTAAGATTGTCACACCCATGAATTCAAATGCAATGCGATCACCACTTTGAGTTTGCACATCTCTCTGGCGTACAATGCCCCATGGTGAAAGTTTCCTTGCTCGCTTTTCTATGATGCGATCCATTCGAGCGTACAGATATGGCATATCAAAAAACTTGACGTTCCAGCCAGTCACAATGTCAGGATCTTCACCCTCCCAAATGTCAATGAATCTCTCAAGCAAATCCTTTTCATTTGTGAAGGTGTAAGTATTAATGCTATCCGGCATCGTGCAGTCACCGAGTGCAAAAACATACTCACGATCATCAACGATTAAGGTGATGACGTTTACTCTTTCTGTGGGATTTCTAACTTGCGGGAAACCATTTTCTGCCGTAGTTTCGATATCAAGATAGGCGACCTTGATTTGCTTTTTGTCATACTCGACTTCATTGGGAAACTTATCACCAATAAATTGATAGATGTAATCGGTGTTTCCGTAAATCTCAAAACCAGTCACGCTTTCGTGCCGAAGAATAAAGTCTCGACAATCTGACATCGACCCCGGTTGGAATGACTCAACAGATCGACCATCCATCGTGTGATACTTTGATGATTTATTGGTGGAGACAAAAAGGGTGGGGCGATAGTCAATCTTGCCCTCGACCCTTTTCCCATTCTCATATCCCCTGTAGAGAATGTTGTCTCCGCGAGTTGTCACACTTGTGTAGAACCGACTCATATGAGTATTCTACCTCCATCTGAGTCTGTGTCAATCAGATTCTTTGTCCCCGACATAAGATGAAAGAAGCACCATATAATTAATAATATCAACGCAGGAGTCGTGAAAAGATTCATTTTCAACATGCATGGTTCCAGATTCAATAAAAGAACTCATTCGTGATAATTTATCAACAATCCGAACAAGGAATCCTTGCTCCGTGGTGCAGACACCCATTGCCTCACAACGAGTAAAGTTTGCAAAAGGCTCAAGACCTCCGTTGCCTGCGTAATCTTTATTTTTTAATTCCATAAGATTACGGGCTTCTTGACAAATAGTTTCGTGATTTTTTAGTAATTCATCTCTGGTCATTTTCGTGCGTCCCTTTCAGTATTCATTGGCATATGATAACCGTGTTTTAAAAAGAATTCAAACTCTTCTTCTCGTCCTTCGCGGATCTTGTCTGAAAATTTGTCATCGGGATCTACCCAGCAATCCTCATGACAGAACATTTCTTTATCTAACTCCAACCTGTGATTAAGTTTCCCATCAAGATACTTTAGGGTCCATCCGTGGCTTCCATCCGGTTGAATTTCATTAAGTAATGTATGAGCAGTAATTTTTTCTTTTAGATAACCTTCTTTGTCACAAACATAGTAAAGATTTAATTTCACTATTCACCTCGTTCCCATGCGTTTAGTCTTTCAACCAACCAAGTCACATCACCCACATTTACTGCGTGATTATTTCCGACATAGAATCCATTTTGATGAACCACCTTTGCATTTTTGTCATGTCGATATTGGTTGACACGATCCATGAACGGATGCTCATAAAGATTACCTGCGATGATCGGTCGTGTCTCGACTCCTTGCGACTCAAGATACTTTCTTAGTGCGAGTGTATCTTCTCGGGTTGACTTTGTGATAACAGGAAAACAGAAACTACTGTTGCCTTCAAGTTTGAAGTCTGTGTGAAACTTATCTCTATTCAGACCACTCGCAAACACATCAAAGTTATTTCTACGGATATTGTTGTGATTATCTAAATCTTTAAGTTGCATTTGACCAAGCACAGCATTTAAATCTGTTGATCTCACGTTGTACCCCGGAACCACAAAGGTAAAGTTTTCGTCAACCTTTCGATCCCTGTATTTCTTTTGCATATATTTTGGCAATTCTCTGAGTAACCCGTGTGAACGGATTAAAAGGAGTTTTTCGTACACCTCATCATCGTCTGTGCATACCATACCACCTTCAATCGTGGTCATGTGATGTCCGTAGTAGAAAGAAAAAGATGAAGCCTTACCAAAGTTACCAATCTTTTCAGATTTAAAAGTTGCACCATGAGACTCACAACAATCTTCTAGAAGTGTGATATCATTCTCCTCACAGATGTTAAGAAGTTCGTCACTCATAGAGTTGAAGCCAAGGAGATGAGCAAGGAAAAGATACTTTGGTCTAGCCCCAAATGATTTCTTATGTTGATGCAAAATTTCTTTAAGAGTATCCAGACACAAATTCATATTGGGAATAGTCACATCACATAATTGAAGTTCCTGTCCTGCCATCATGATGGGAGATACCGTGGTTGCCCAAGTTGTCGCAGGTGCAATCCAAAGATGATTTGTATTACTATGCAATTCTTTCATCGCCTGCACGATCAGAAAGTTCGCGGACGAACCAGAATTACAAAATACGGAATACTTACAGCCCTGCCACTCACTCCACTGCTCTTCAAACTTTTTAACTTCTTTTCCCTGAGACAAACGATCTGATGTCAGTAAAAACTTTGACATTCGCAGTTTTTGTTTTGGTGTAATGGCATTGTTCATTAGTTTCCAAGACTTCATTTTCTAACATCTCCATAGTTTTTCGTGAACCAATCGACTGTTTCGTTGATACCAGTATTTAATGATGTAAACTCAAAGTCGGGGCGAAGTTCTTTGAACTTAGAGTTATCTGACGGTTTTCTGTGCTGACCTTTTGGTTTCGATGAATCATAATTGACGGAGCCGGAAAAGTCAAATGCTTTCGTAATTAATACGACTGCTTCTACTATTGCGTGTTCCATATCTGGTGAGACAATCAGAGATTCAGGACTGTCATATTCTAAAAGCATCCAGTCAATAATCTTACCCAAGTCTTTATTATACAAAAACTCTCGTTGTGCAAGACCATCACCCCAAACATCAAATTTAGTGTTATTCTGTTTTGCCAAATGACACTTGTGGATCAAGCCGGGAATCACATGCGAACTCTCAAGATTAAAGTTGTCCCCGATCCCGTAAACATTGCATGGGATTACATTCACAATATTCATGCCGTACTGATCACGGTATGCTCTCGCATTGATCTCAGTCATTCGCTTGGCATAACCGTATCCATAGTTTGATGGGTGTGGCTCACCTTTGTAAATTTGATCGGTTGTCAGTGGGTAAGTAGCATTGTCTGGGAAGATACAGGTTGATTGTAGACAAACCATTTTCTTCACACCACACACCCGTGATGCCTCAATGATATTCAAGGTCATCAGCATGTTCTCGTAAAAGAACTCACCTAACTTTTCCATGTTTTCTTTTACACCGCCAACGCGAGCAGCACAGTGAACAACATATTCAATTTTGTTCTCTTGCATGTAAGAGAGTGTTTCCTCATAATTAAGAAGATTCACTTCCTTTGAAGAAGGACGATGCTTTCCAGTAACGCAAGATCCGACAAGACCGTTTCCTCCGGTGATAAAAACCTTGTCGTAATCAATCATCATCCGTACTCCCGAATCCACCGTCACGATTGCCACGCTTCGTGGGACGATCATCAACCCATGTGTTGATTGTTGGAATAGTTTTCACAAGTTCAATCTGTGCAATGCGTTCACCGCTGCGAATGTGAAACAGTTTGTCCGTATTGTTTACCATTGGCACAAAGACCTCTTCAACATAATCGGAATCAATAATCCCCTGTGATACGGACAGACCAATGCCTTTGATAGCCGCCCACGAAGATCGTGTGTGAATCCTTACCGAATGGTCTTCGGGAATATCAAAAATCAAACCTGTTGGAATCAATGCTCTTTCACCGGGGTTGAGAGTGATCAAGTCATCACAACATGCATGTATATCAAAACATGCTGCACCCTGTGTTTGTTTCATTGGAAGTTTTGCCTGTGGATGTAAGGCGTAGAAGCCAAGAACTTTTGTCACATCATTTTTCATAATCATAATAAAAAAATATCCTTATACAAAAACGGTTATAGTCGTGTCCGAACGTCTTTGTATTACTATACTCTGTGGCTCAGTATTGTAAAGGGAAATCGTAAAATCAGACTGTTTTTTTATGGTAAGATTTGTTTGTTCACCACTGACTTTACTCTCTCTTGTATCCTCAATCTCTAATTTATTTTTAGCGTTGAGTCCAGATATTTTAGACTCACGGATTTCCTCAATTTCTAACTTATTCATCTTGTGATTTCTTCGTTAGTCTTAAATCTACCTTGAACCAATCTCGTTACTTCCGTGCCTTCGATCAACTCAAGATCATAGAAGTGTCTGCCCGTGGGTAAGTTTGCCGATGTGACTGCATCAAATTCTAAATACACTCCTCCAGTTTCACCAGTAAACCCAGTGCTTCCAGCGTTCAATCTGATATCGCCCGTACCTGTCTGTGCTGTTGAAGCACCAACGGTAAACTCCCCTGTAGAGCCGCCACCAGTAACACTACCACTATGAACAATACCCGCAGTGCCGCTCATGGTCGTTCCTGTCATAAAGAGTAAAACATCTGAGTCATCTGGACTTTTTCTTACTTGCATTCTTGCAGTAAAATTAGCCAAGTCAATGACACTTCCGGCAGAATCTTTATACAAAGCAAAAAGTTTGAAGGTTGTACCTTTATCGTGTGTAATGTCGTATTCAGCAGCCATGTTATTCTCCTATCCTATTTAGGAAACTGAAACAAACTCAAAATCTTCGTTTTGAATTGCACCAAGATTCAAGTTACCTGCTTCGGTCTTCTTGTAAAGTGCAGAGTCTCTGCGAATCCGATAGTCTTGGTTTGCATAATCTACAAAATCTGTCGTTGCCACTGCGGTGACTGTAAAAAGATTTTCATATTCATCAAGATTACTAAAGTTCCCAGACGTTGCATCGCCAATCGCAATCTGTGAGCCAAGAAGTCTATCGTCATCATTTGCATTTGCGACCACTGCGTGTCCACCAACATCAAAAATAATATTATTTTCAATTTGAACACCACCTTGAGTTTGTGCAGCACCAGCGGAGTCAATACCATTCGCCCCGCATCGTGTTATCGTATTGTTAGTAAAGTTTCCATTTTTGTTTTCTGATGTTCCTTGGTCAGAGATTCCGTCACCTTTAACATTGTCAATCACACAATTGATAATCTGTGGTGTGTTCGTATCGCATTTGACACCGTTTCCGTTTCCTCTTCCACCCGTGCTTGCACCATATATTCGACAGTTATACAAAGAGCCTTGGTTAGTGCCACCATTTTGAACAATACAATCTAATCTTGTGCCGAGATGAACAAACTCACACATAATACTTTTTGCACCAAAGTTGTTGTGAACCCTTGAGTTGTTATTGCTCGCAAGTGAATTTTCAGGCGCACGCATAAAAACACCAACATATAGTTGTCGAATTGATTCACCAAAGGTGGAGTTGAGGACACCACCCTGATTGAAACTGGAACTTGTGTTTTCAAAATGCAAACATCTATAAATTGTGGATGTTCCTGCACTTTGATAAAGTCCACCATTGTTTGTTCGGATAATCTTTGGATAGTCAGTGGTGTCTAGGTGTGCCTGTGAATCATCAGACCACTTTGGATCAAGAAGATTACCGTCTGCATCTGCACCCACCCAAAAGTGTGGATTGTCTGCGTCCGGGTTGGTAGATGTTGGGATTAACTCTTCAGTACAAGTATAAGTTCCAGCAAGAAAAATCCAGCGAGTGTTTTGTCGTGCTTCCCCTTCGATGTCAGTTGTCCACGAAGTTCCCGTGAGTGCTGCCTTTGCGTTCGCAGCAGATGATCCGTCTTGTGAACCTGCTCCCGATGGTGAATAGAAAACATTAGTGAGTGCCATCAGACATTCCTCTCATATGTCAAAAAGCCCTGCATCCCAGTTATGCCCGGAAAAGAAATACCGTCAACCTTCATGTAGATATAAGAGTCTGCCGTAATCGCTGCACTTGCAATAGAGGTTGTCTCCGCTCCATGTGCTGCCGTTGCCGCGTTGACTGTTGCAAGGGTTCTTGCAGATGATGTCGGATTACTAAATTGTGTTGAGGGATTTGCAACTAAGAAAGAAGCAGTTACCCCTCCTGTTCTACCTGTTCGAACAGCCGCTTCTTTGACTGTCGCTGCGAATGGAACATAGTGAAATGCTGCTAATTTATTACCTGATGAAATACCAGAAGATGCCTGAATTGTAAATATGCCAACCGCTTCTGTCGGACCAGTGTTTCCCGTGGTTCCTGTTGTACCCGTGGTTCCTGTAGTTCCTGTAGTTCCTGTTGTACCAGCAGCACCCGTGGCTCCCGTATTTCCTGTAGTCCCAGTGGTTCCTGTTGTGCCAGCAGCACCCGTGGCTCCCGTATTTCCTGTAGTACCAGTAGTTCCTGTGGTTCCTGTAGTCCCCGTGTTTCCTGTAGTGCCAGTGGTTCCTGTAGTCCCTGTGGCTCCGGTGGTTCCAGTAGCCCCAGTGGTTCCCGTGGCTCCTGTTGCTCCTGTTGCTCCATCACTCCCTGTTGCACCCGTTGGTCCCGTTGCACCAGTGGCTCCTGTTGCACCTGTTGGTCCCGTTGGACCGATAGACGAAACTCGTTGGAATCCAAATCCATTCCATGTGAATTCCTTTGAGCCTATTGAAAGCGTTGTTCCAAAAGTTGGACTAGATGGAAACGAAAACTCAGCCATTATTTCTTAGCCTTTTTTTTCCTTCTTGGTGCTGGTGCTTTTGTTCTTTTCATTTTTTCCGCAACTTGTTTTTCTAAAATTTCTTGCTGCATTTTTTGTTGTGCTGCATTCTGCTCTTCGAGCCACTTTGCGTATTGAGAAAAGTTATTTACAATTCTATCCTTTTCACTGTCTGGAAATTTTTTGTCCTCCAAAAGTTTATTCGATGCTTCAAGACCAGCAACCATGTCACCAACATAGTAAGCGGAGGAGGCAACTTCATCAGCAATTTGCCAATCATAAACGTCATTTGCTAAGAACAAAATATCACCCTGCGGGAATGGAATATTCATGGCAGTTTTGGCAAACAAGTAACCTAATCTTGGATTGCCATTTTGTCTGTGAATTCTTGCAAGTTGATACAAAGGCTCTGCACGATGAGGTCGAATGTTCCACGCTTGTAAGAAATGATCTTGTGCCTCTTCCCAACTTGTTTTCAGGAGACATTTGCAGATTGCAATTCTGTAGACACAATACCATACTTCTTCGTCCCATCCGCCTTTGACCGCTCTTTTCTCGTACCACTCTAATGCCTTTTCAATATTCTGAGCATCAAAGTAAGACTGTGCAACGTAAAACTCATATCTGAGATTATCCGGCTCATAGTTTTCATTTTCTGGATTCGTTAAACAATCAATAAGTGTTTCAGCATCCTTGGTGTATTTTGCAGATTGGTCATCACCGAACTGAACGGTTCTGTCGCCCATCGTTCTTGCTTCGATATGGTAATGCGGATGTGGTTCAATACGACCCGCTGTAGGTGTTCCCCCTGCGTCACGAAGACCTTTAGCGTTTGCATATTCGTGGAGAACACCAACATACTCCCAACCTGCTGAGAGTTTAAAAATTTGTTGTCTCCACCAGTTGAAATCACCACGATGAATGTTTAAAGCATAACTATCGTGTTCACCAAATTCTTCGGGATATCTAAAGTCACCTTCAAGTTTATCATCTGCGTCAATGACCCAAGCGTAATCGGCTTTTCCCTCAGCATTTTTAAACGCATCTGTTCTAGACTTACCAAATCCTTTCCATGGAATATCGTACACTTCACCCGGAATATTATTCTTTTCACCCCACTCACGAATTACATCTCTTGTTTTATCCGTTGAACCTGTATCAGAGATGTCGTACCTATCGATAACTCCCACCATAGAATCAAGACACTCACGGATGATGTGTTCTTCATTTTTAACGATCATGCATAATGTAACGCTTGGTCTTTTGCTCATAATAATCTCCTGTCTTCTATTTAGAGTAGTTTTGTGATCTTGTCAAAAATCACATCATCAGAGATTTTCATGTTACAGAATATCTCATAATTTTCTTTCACAGCCGGAAGCATTTTTTGATACAAATCTTCCGACAACATATTTAGATCAAAGTTGTCATCGTAAAAAATAATTCCATCTGGATTAAAGGTTTCACCGATGGATGGATTCCCCAAGTAAATTGGAACAGTTCCCGTTGCGAAACAATCGATGACTTTTTCTGTTTGATAATTTGATAAGATTACATTTTCTATGGTCACAGAAAACATATAATCATTTAGTGCCATATCTTTGGTTTCAACAGGTGTGTATAGTCTGCCAAACATGTCAACACCTTGCTCAATCATTTTGTCTGCGATTGCATTTCGATTAATATGATCTTCACACATAACTTTTCCAGAACTAATCATAGAAACAAGTTTGGACTTTTTATGAACACCCCGTTTATCTGGAGTCACCCATGTATAGTTTGATCCTCCGGGTGCTTCTATAAACTTATCATGAAGATTAACTAACTCTCGATCTGCCGTAAATATTGCTTTATAACAGTCGCAAAACTTTTCATACCACATTCTTACAAAAGCATATTGATGAGGAACAATAGATTTAGATTCACTCAGCCAAAGAAACTTATTTTCACATGGAGATTTAAATCCTCCCACTACATCATAATCCAAGTAAACTTCGATGTCTGAGTCCTCGCATGCTCCGTAGTGCCAAATGTGATTAGTAGGAACACTTCCCATGCACGAACTTTTATCGTGAGTAAATGGTGATCCAAATGCTTGTACGATTTTCAAATGATCACCCATCCATCGCAGTAAATATCTTTCCAATCCCCGTGAGGATTACTTTCTCCAAACCATTCTTTTGGTGCAACTGTTCTGCCCCCACCAAGGTAAGCACCCCACCAACTAAAACTACTATTTGCAATTATGTGAGCGTTGCAAAAAGACATCATGCAAAGATCATAGTATGTGTCACCATTTGAAAAGAAAGTATCGTCAGAAAGATGTGATAAATTTTCTTTACACCACTCAATGTCATCAGAAAATATCACGGGGATAAGTTCATCACCAAAGTATTCCTTTTGATTTTCGAAGGCTTTCTCATACCAATCCACTTGCAAATTTGTGTGGACATGTGCGAGTTGTAGATAGTCTGTCCTTCTCACATGGAGAGAACAAAGAACACCGACTGGTAAATCCTCAGAAACTTTATGTCTAATATTTTCTTTAAAAGTAAAATCAGCCTTTACTCTTCCGCTACAGTGGTCAAAGTATTTTTCAGTCTGAAAGTAACCTTGTAGATCTGTATGTAAGTTGGGATCAATTCTAAAAATATCATCACAGAAATCAAAACGAGGTTCTTGATAAAGATTGTTTGCAAACACTCTCGCATTTTTCAAGGAGCCTAGTTCAAAACACTCGGAGAGATATGTGTTATCAATCGCAAAATTACCATGTGTATTGATTTTTTCAACAACACCAAGTGTCGCAGCATACTGGAACATTTGGTTGCCAAGTCTCCAAGTTGGATTATTAAAAGATACTGGCATGATTATTTAAATGTTCCAAGCGTAAACTTTTTTTGTTGAGTAAGTGGCGGTCTTGTAATAGCCTCATACTTATTTGTGGTATTTTTTGAGTCTGCTTGATAAAAGAATGGAGAGTATGGTGCGTATACATTAAATCTCCCTTGTAGATCCTTTGCCAATGAAACATCAAATGGATGATTATTTTTAACGCATCTTTCAATCATGATACACATCTCTGAGGCATACTTTTTATTCAAGTGTAAGATGGCGTGTGTTCCAAACACTCCCGTAATTTTATTCCAACCATTGCCGTGATCCTCTGCCCTGTATCTCATGTCGCTGTGAGAAGTGCCAAGATATACTGCGTCTGCATCTCGGGGAACTGGGATTTCATCCATCCATGTTGGATGTTCAATCTCAACATCATCCTCTAAAATAAGAACGGGTTTGTCATCCTTGATAATGGTTTCCATCAAAAGTTTACGATGTGAAAGTCCACACATGTGAGTCACAAACCACTCTGGGCTTTTTTCCTTTGTCCACCCAAACTCTGCATCTTCTGTTAGTGCATTAAATCTCTCATGGTTTGTAAAATTTTTATCACCAAGGAGTTCAACCATTTGTGATGCCTTTTCAGTATCTTTTGATACGTTTATCCATCGAGTTCTGGTTTCTAGTAGATTCACTCTTGTTTCATCAACGTTTTCGCCACCGATCATTTGATTCTCTCCTTTTCATTTTTTACCCACTCTTCGAGTTTGACTGTTGGCTCCCATCGCATCACTCTACGCAACTTATTATTGTTTGCCAAAGTCACTCTTGCCTCTCCTAGTCGTGGTTCAATCATGATTGTATTATCAGAAATCATTTTTGCAAGTTCATTTACAGAAAAATTTGTTCCGGTTCCCACATTGTAAACTTCACCACAAGCATTTTTACGAACCGTTGATGCAAGTATGTTTGCAAACACGACATCTGAAACATGAGTGTAGTCTCTTCGTTGTTCTCCGTCAGGGACAATGGTAAGGGGTTCGCCTTTCTTCCACTGCTCTAAAAATAATCCAACGACAGGAGCATACTGACCCTTGAGAGGCTGACGCTCACCATAAACATTGAAGTATCTAAACACGATGGTTTCTAAACCAAACAAATCGTAATACATTTTGCAAAGTTTTTCGCCAGAAACTTTTGATACCGAGTATGGATTTAGGCAGTCCTCTCGTTGGGTTTCAACATTTGGTGGAACGTTTTCTAAACCATAAGCCGAAGAGGTTGATGAGTAAACAACTCTACGAACGCCCATTTCTCTGGCTGCTTGTAACACTGAGCATGTGCCATACGAATTTGTTTTGACTGCGAGTAGTGGGTTAATTATGGCAGGTTGAATCCTTGCCTCCGCTGCACAATGAAACACTGTATCTACACCATCAAAAAGAGGTAGAATCTTTTCGTAATCACAAATATCTAACTTATGATTTTCTGCTAGGTCTTGCCAGTAAAAGGTGTGATGTGCATCAGATGATTCGTTATCAATCACTATGACCTGATGTCCACCCTCAAGCAAAGTAGAAACAATATTAGATCCAATAAATCCAGCCCCGCCAGTCACTAGGTATTTCATAATATAATCCTTTTATTTTATTCTTCGTCTTTAGATGGTTTTTTCCCAATGTGATACTTAGGTATCAACTCCCACTCGTGTCTGTTTTTGTGAGAAATAATTTTAATTTTTCTCATGGATGTTAAAGGTTCTTGGCATTTATTTCCATCCACAATATCAATGAGTCCCCATTCAGTCAATAGACCAACAATGGTATTTCTTCTGCCGAAATCTTCCTCTGTCATTTTAGATGGAAGCCCATCAAGTGCAAAAAGTTCTTTGAAGTGCGTAATGTAATACTTTCCACGCTTGTGAAGAATATGACAAGATTGATATAACTTGTTACCCACGCGAGAAGAGACACCAATACGGGTCAACGTTTCTCTTACTTTCAAAAAGTCTTCTGGATCTTTGAGCGTGACTTCTACCAGAGACTCTACAATAGATTCTAATTTTTCCATCATAACTCCATAACAATGTGGTCAACCCACAATTGTATTTAGGAGCCTTGCATTTTTAGAACATAATCGTGGATTTCGTCAATCTGTCTGTCCGACAAAACTCTCATGGACTCAAGGGCTTTTTTTGTACCCAGATTGTAGAAAATTTTTACGGACTCGATTCGTTTGTCCTCTGTCTTTTTAAGCCATTTGCTGAACCGTCTACGCTTTCTGATCGAGTGGCGTAGATAATCAAACTGTTCTTGCTTACCTAAATCTGCATGAATATTCATGTCATTTGCTTGTAGGATCGTGTCAGGAAAGTAAGATAGGCTCCGGTTCACAATAAATGGAACATACCCTTTCGCGGCTTCCTCGTCCGCAAAGAGATCATCCTTGGAGTAGTTGATTGCGTTTAGGTAATCACCGAGTTTCATTTGCTCTCACTGCTGATGTGTTATTTGCCCAGTCCCAGTTTTTTCTGTATTTCATATTGTCTCTCCAAACAGACTCTAAAATGTAAGACGAGATGTGATTATTTTGCAAAGTTGTAATCATCGCATTTACATCTTTGGGAAAACATGTGCCACCGAATCCATAGTCTCCATCGGGACCGGGTACTGCCGTGTGTGATCTGCCAATTCTAGGATCAGCCAAGACTCCTTCAAGGACACGATTGTAGTCCAAGCCCATCTTTTCGCCAAGCATAAAAATCATATTGAAGAAACCAACCTTGGTTGCAAGGAAACAGTTAGCCGTATACTTTACCATCTCTGACTCACATGATGACATGGTGTAAACGGGGATGTCGGGAAAAACTTTTAAGAATAGTTCCTTTGCCATTTCGGAATATTTTTCTTCAATACCATCTCTGAGATATGGAGATCCGATCACAGTCCTATCAGCATTTACAAAGTCATACTTTGCGTTTGCAGCGGTCAAGAACTCAGGACAATGAACCAAGTTTCTTAGGCGATGCTTCTGAGACAACAGTTTAGTCGTGCCAACCGGAACGGTAGACTTGAGCATGATTACTTGCTCTCTGTTTTGATATAGTTTCTCCAAGCATTCCTCAACGATGCTGGTGTTTGCCTCGCCTCCAGTTTCACTTACCATCGGTGTGGGCAAGCAGATGAAAAGGTACTTGCAGTTTGCAACATCATCAAAACTGTGAGTGGATGCGTCTGGATTAATATCGTAGACTAGAGGTTTTTGATCACGGAAACCATATGCCACTGCTCCACCAACAAAACCATTTCCAATAATTCCAATGTCACTCACTTGAACTCTGCCTCCATCATGATTTCAGTAAGGCACGCCATCATGTTGATCTCCGAATCAGCGGCAAACGCAGCCTTGTATTGATAATTTGCCAGAATCAGAATCACCGCTGGCACGGATTGTGGTTTCAGATTCTCACCCAACGAATCATAAATCTTGCGATAGATTTGTGCTTGCTCGTTGCTGCCGTTGTCAACCACCCAACCACGCAACTTGGAGAAGTCTTTGTTCTTCAAGATATCCATGAGCGAGTGAATACCAACATCACCGATCTCCGTCAAGATGCCGACATCGATCTCACCGGAGGCAGAGTAACGTTGACACTCGTTCAGGATACGCCTCCAGTCAGGAGCATGACGCATGATCAACTTGGCGATCACACGACCGTCATAGTGGACGCTCTCGCCTTGCAGGATGCCTTCCAGTCGCTTCAAGAACTGCGACCCCATCTTCATCTGCTCCTCCTTCGTGAAGCGGAAGTCAACACATGTGCATCGGGAATGCAGCGGCTCGATGATTCGATTCTTGAAGTTACAGGTCAAGACGAAGCGACAGTTGATCGAGAACTCTTCGATGAAACCACGCAACGCAGGTTGAAAACTATTTGCATTTGCATAGTCAAACTCATCAAGGATCACGACTTTCTTATCACCAGTCAAAGACTGAGATGTAGCAAAGTCACGAATTCGTGTTCGCAGCGTGTCAATGTTGCCATCTTCGGAGCAGTTAATTTTGATATACTCTGCACCCATCTCTTTGCACATGGCAATCGCAGCCGTGGTCTTGCCACACCCCGGTCCACCAGAAAACAAAAGATTGTGCATCTCACCAGAATCCACAATGGCTTGAAGTGTTTCTTTCAAGCCACCGGGGAGGATACAATCCTTGATTGATTGTGGTCGAAACTTCTCGACCCATAAGTGTTGTTCAGTTGTTAGCATCAAAACATCCCATTGTAAACAGAGTCATTGGTCACAGCAAGAGTATAGTTAGCATCAATGTCCTTGTGCTTCAACAAGATCGCCAACTTCTCACACAGATTGAATTCATAGTCACCCGGAAGCACCTTTAACAAATCTGACTTCATGTAAATCTTGAAAGATGCACTTGATTCCATATCGGTCGGAGTGACTTCAATCTCATACTTGTTGGTTGAGTTTGCTTTTTCCTTATCGAACACAACCACCTTCACCTTGTTCTCTTCGTTCGTGAACATGATATCGGCAAGTTGCATCACGGCAGACGCACGCAAAATGTCGTTGATCTCTTGCTGCGACAAGTCAAAGGTCACTTTAATCTCTGGAAGATTTAACTTGCTCGGTGGTCGGCATCCCTCGACAAGTCGTGGGTCTGCATAATTGTATTCACAAGACTGGCGACCGGACTCGATGCGAAGTGATGTGCTGCCAAAGTCCACCGTTGGGTCGTTGAACAATGAGTAGGTTCCGAGAAACTGACTCAAATCCCAGATGGCAAACTCAGTTGCAAAGTTTTCTTCAACTTTTGCATTGAACATAATGCTCTTGCCTGCGTTGACACAGACAAGTTCATTGCCCGGAAGCACATGAATATTTGAGTTGATGCCTGCCATACTTTTTAGAATGGCAAAGGTTTGTTTCGACAGTTTCATTGTATTAGTTCCTTTAACTGTGGTCATCGTAGTAGTCCTCTAAATCTTCCACGTTAATTTTTCCTCTCTCCATGTTTCGAATAATTTGTTGATCATTGTTTCGCATGGATCGTTTATTGCTAAACTTTTCGCCACGATCACGACCGCCAAAGTTCTTGCGATCATTGTTTCTTTTATTGTGCTTTTTCTTTTTCATTTTAAGATTCCGTGGTTTCTCCTTCATCACTTTTTGTAAACCATCCAGTAATTTTATCTTCGATTTCTTTCACCGTGTCATCATCATACTTCTCTTTGATATCATTTGCAAGAGATTTCAATACGGATTCCATCTCAACGATCTGCTCTTTTTTCATAAAAGAATACTTCTTAGCAATCTCTGACTCGGGGTTGTTGATAACCGTAACTAATTGTTCAAGTGGTTTTTCAAAGGCAACCAATAAGTTTAGTAAATCTTCATTCGAAGCATTTGATTCTTTCATAATTTGACTAATAGATTCTGTTTCAATTTTTTGTCCCATCATGACCCTGAGAAATTGTTTTTGAACAGCGGTGGAAAGATTATTAACAAGACTATTCAATTCATCTCTGCTTACACTCTCCTCAATAACTTCTTGGGCAGGTGTTGGTGAATTCCTTTGGTTCAGGATTCGTCTTCGCATTTCGTACGCTTCATCTACGCTTGGAAGACCCGTTGCTGCCGTGGGATCTTTGTCTTCTGGATTCATAATGAACTTTTCGTCCTCGATTTTGTCGGGGGTATTTGGTTTTTCATTTGGATCAGGAATATCCCCGTAAAGATTGGATGTTGTTGTTGGCATTTTTATTCTCCTTTTTTATAAGATTTGAGAGATGTTTCAATCATCTCTCTAAGTGTAAATGTTGGTTCCCAACTCATTATCTCTTTGATTTTACTACAATCAGATACAATTGAGGCAACGTCACCATTATGTGGTTTATTCTTAGAGATGTCAATTTCTTTCTGTGTAACTGAAACAACATCTGCAATCAAATCCCACAGACTTGTTTCGACACCATTACCTACATTAAAAATACCACAGGCATTTTTTTCAGCGGCAAGAACATGTGCTTTTGCAACATCATCAATGTGAACAAAATCTCTACAAGCATAACCGTCTGATGTTTGATGCTCATGCCCATAAATGTTACAAACTTTTTTACTCATAGCGGAGTTAATTAATTTGCTAATGATTGAATTTTGTTTTGGAGTTACCTTAGCAGATAGATTATTCCCTGCGGCATTGAAAACTCTAAGTGATGCAAAAGAAAAACTAGGATTAGATCTTCTGTATTTGTTCATGATCGTTTCGATCATCAACTTTGATTCTCCGTATGGTGTGATTGGTTTACAGTGGGCTGTTTCAAGTGCCGCACCATTTTTAACACGACCATATACTGCTGCACTTGAGGTATAAACAAATGACATCACGCCATGCTTTCTCATCGCATCCAACAATGTCAGTGTCTTTCCAACCACATCGTGATACACAGAAAGGGGTGAGTCTATGGATTCTCTTACTTGATTGGGACCAGCACAATGAATCACAGTGTCGATACCTTCGGAAAGAACACCGTCAAGGTAAACGCTGTCACCTAAATCACAGTTATAGATTCTGATGTTCTTTCGTCTGCCTAGACTTTTTTTGAGGCTCTTACAGTTTTTTTCATTTCGATCAAACACTGTAACTCTATGACCGGCATCTAAGAACGCGAGTGAAACGTGACTACCAATGTAGCCCGCTCCACCTGTAATCAATACATTTAATTTTTTACTCATTGCCACCATTCGGGTACTTCACGTTTTTTCCATTTTGCAAAGTAAGCCTTTTCTCCTCTGTAATAGTTTCTGTAAGATTCTACAGAGCATTCTACCTTATACTGATCAGGCATTGCAACGGCAAACTTTGTAAGTTTACCCTCTTTGATATTTTGAGGTTCACGATTAAAAAGATATTCAATCAAACCTTGTGAGTTGTGAACCTTTTCGTATCGGTGTGTATACTCACGGCAGAGAGCCAGAGCGTGAGTCGCGTGCCACCGATAGTTCATACGACTTTCCATCGTCCACTGCGTGCAGGGATGACCGACAAAGGATGCTTTCCAAAGTTTATCTTCACGCTCATCGCTCAGTCGCCAACGCTTGATACGTCTATTGTTTTTTGTTCGGTCGTAATACTCATCACCGTCAAGAACACGATGAGAGGTGGACAGCATTTGACCTGCTTCTAGAATCATTTTGACAACGTGCTTGTCCACCATTTGATGAGCGGCACGAATGGGATGTTCGTCTACTGCAAAGATGTTCATAGGAACACTCTACCATTCGATTTCCTCTTGTCAAGCCCTTTGTACCTTAACTCCTTTAGGATTACCTAAAATAATCTTAAGGTGTTTTTTCCCTGCAATATCACGTTCATACCAACCGTTGTAGCCGGGGTATTTTCCGTTTGGGTGTTCTCCAACAAATCTAAATGATTTGCCCGGAAGAAGTTTTTGAATACTTTCTTCATCACCAACGAAAGGGACTTTTTTTCTTGTGATTAAAACATGGGCGAGAGCGTCACTGGCTTCTGCATAGTTGCCAGATGTGTTCATCAACTTACCAAGTTTATTCACAAGAAACACTTTGGATGGTTCTGAACCATCAGACGCAGCACCAGTTAACTTAAAATTACCTGCCTTAAACTTTCCAAAGGTAGTGATGTCAGCGTCCGGGTCTTTGTCCATGTCTGCTGCATACCAGTCTGTGTGATTATCTGGAAGGTCGGTCGGTTTTTTAAAGTCTGGGTATCCGCCAATATTTTTATATGTTTTATCAATGATTCCAAAAATTTCTTTTGTAATATCGTTATTTCGTCCAAGCAGGTTTGTAGGAACTTTAATAAATTTTCTTTTTGCCAGTTGAATTTCTTCTTCAACTTTTGCGTATGGGGGACGAACATCAAGGCTACCACGTTGCAATAAAGTTGCCGCTAATTTATCCTCTCCTGAGTCTGCATCAATGACAGGCATTTGATTACGAGGAGGTGCGCCACTTGGTGGTTTTTTAGATTGAATGAATTTCAGTCTTCGCTCAAGTTCTGGCTCCCCGCCAATACTTTCTAACCAAGCCACTGCTTTGTTTTTATCATAAAACTTTGGATTCATATTTTTGCCTTGATAGATGGCATCCAAAGCATCTTTGATTGTTGCCTTGTAAATGTTGACATCACCGCCAGCCGGTTCACCTCTACGTTTGTTTCCAAAGGCATCACCCAAGGAGCGAAGCACAGGGACTAGATCACCAATACCGAGTTGAACCTCGGTTCCAAAAATCTTTGCCTTTGGTTCAGCCAGCAGAGTAGCAGCCCAACGATGGTGTCCGTCAAGAATATGATTGTCACCAGAAACCATAGATCCTAAGTTGCCACCCTTGACACCACCCACAGCCATGCCGAGTGATTTGCCGAGATAGATTGCAGATTGTGAGGGTTTCAGTTGGTTTGCACCCCACCCTCTAAACTTTGTTTTTACTTTATCGTCAGCGTCCGCCCCATCCATTTCACCTTTCTTTTGAAAGATATTTTTGATTCTTCCACGAAGGGGATTAGGAAACTCAGAGACACTGATTTCCCTTGTCGCCATTTCAGATAGGTAAAACTTTCTAAACTTTAACATGGGTAACCTTACTTCTTACTCCAAGTTCCGCCTTTACCCTTGTACCACTTTGATGCCCAAGCGTTGGCATAGGCTGATGGATAAACATCAAACTTTGCTTTTGCTTTTGCGATGGCTTTCTTCCAGAGAGCAGGATTGTTTGGTTTATTTTCGCCCTCTCGTAAAAACTTTCCAAATGACATTAACGATTCGTTTTTCTTGTCCAAACCTTTTGCTCCTGTTTTTACCATTACTGGTTTTTGTCCTTTTTTAGATTCGCCACCTTTGGCTTTGTCTCCGGCTTTCTTTTGTGCGGCACGCTTTCTCTGAACGAAGTCTGCGATGCCTTTCTTGCCAAGTTGTTTGGCTTTCTCTGCTGAGAGACAGGCTGAATAGGCTGCACCTTTTTTTGCGTCACCACACTTACCGATACGCTCACCGGCTGAGTTGAACCTATCCCATCCACCACTTTCTTTTCCTCCGCCTCCGCCTTTGCCGAACCAGTCGCCAAGCCCAGAGTCTTTGTATACTTCGTTCACATCTTCGTTCATGCAATCATCACACCCACAGTTGCACTCTTGCTCTTCTTCGGCTTTCTTTTTCTTGCCTTCGCAGTGAGCCTTTTGTGAAAATCCCTTTGGGTTGTCACAGTCAATAGAATCTTTATACTTTTGTGACCATTCCGCCTCTGAAACAATCCCCTCACGAATAACCTCAACAACTTCGTATCCTTGTTTTTCAAGTCTGCGGATACCGATACTGTCTGTAGCAAACTTAAAATTACCTTTTCTGGCGTGCTGCATAATTGAGACATTAGATTTTGGATATAGTTTCTTGATTCTTTTAGCCTCTTCTACGGCAGTCTTGTAACCAAAAACACCCTCGCTAGAAACTTTGGCTTGTTTTCTTCCTTTTTGTTGTGAAGTCAAGTTCATATACATCGCTTCTGATTCGATGTACGTTTCAGAGACTTTACCTTGCTTCAATAGTTTCGACACTGGCTTTCCCTTTTCCCAGAATTTGCAAGACCAGTAACCCGGAGTGGTTTTATCCTTCTTTTGGTCACAGTTGTGTCTTGCACGAAAGTTTTTCAGGCGTTCAGGGTCATCCCTTTTAATGGACAAATTAGGATCACCGTACTTGACCATGATCACATTGCCCTTGTCATTTTTTACATATACGCCAAACTTCTTTTTAGATCCTTTTGGAAGACGAAAAGGATCATCCAGTTTGACTTGTTTACCCTGATATTCTGCCATAGCAATCTCCTGCTACGATATTTAGGGTTTTAGATTAGTCTAGAGAAGTTGCCTGCCTTCTGGAAGGTGATTTGGTTCTGAAATTTATCAACCAGTTGGTCTGATTTGTGTGAAATCACGAAGATATGATTTTTTTCAGACAATTTGTTCAAAAGTTTCAAGAAATCATCTGATCCCATGGCATCTAAGGACGCATCGAATACCTCATCTAGAATGAGTAGATTGGTGTTTGCCGAGTTCTTGAGTCTGGAAACCTCTCTCCATGCCAAAAGAATCGCAAGGTCTATACGCATCTTCTCGCCCTCAGAAAAGGACATATATGAGAAGGTATCACGATGCCGACTTTTGATTGTTTCATTGAAGTTTTCATCAAGTTCGAACGAAACAAAAAACTCCATGTCTTTGAGATACTTGTTGATGAGGCTGTTGATCACAGGAAGATAATACTTAATTACCTTTGCCTTGATACCAGTATCCTTGAGCATGTCGGCAGCATTGCCGTAAGTGTTTTTCTTGACGAGCAGATCGTCTTTGCGATCCATGCTTTTCTCACGATCCGCCTTTGCGATTTCTAGTTTTTGTTTTGCATCATCGAGATCTGTGGTGTCTGCTTTCTTTGCCTCTTCAAGTTTAGCCTCAAGTTTTTGACCAGACTTTATGGTATTTTTTCTAGAGGTGTTAACACGAATCCTGTCATCAGAGAGTTGACGAATATTATCTTGTGTCGCTGCGATTTCATTTGATCGATCAATCTGTTTTTGTTCATATCTCTCAAGTTCTTTCGTAGCCTTTTGTAACTCATCTAACGTATTAGATGTTTTCTGTATTTCTTTTTCTTTTTTGTCTTTTGATATTTCAGAGTGACACACTGGACAGGTTTCATTGTCAGTGTAAAAAGAAAGATTCTTTTTGAGATTGTTCATCTCTCTTTCCATCTTTCCCCTTGCCTTGTCATACTTTTTGATCCTTGATTCCACATCTCTTTCATCCGTGATACTTTCCAGATGGGTTTGAATCTGTTTGTCCAGCACATCAAGTTCATCATCATGCTGCTGTTGCTCGGCTTTGTTGATGTTGATCTCGTCTTCAAGTGTTTCTATTTGTTGATTATTTTTTTTCTTCAAGGACTCAATCAACGTAACCACGCCAGTCGCACGTTCTTTGTTAATTTGAAGTGCTTTGTTGATATCGGTGATTTCATTTTTTACCATTGCAGTTTTATCACGAAGAACACTGTTCATGTTTGAGAATACTTGAATGTCAAGAATATCTTCAATAACTGTTCTTCGATCCGCTGCCGACAACTGCATGAAAGGCACGAACGAAGACGAGCCGAGAATCACAACCTGTGTGAAAGACTTGTAGTTCATGCGAAGGACTTGCTCCTCCAACATACGTTGGTAGTCTTTTGACTTTGCCGCGATGTCAACCAAGTCATTGTTCTTGAAAACCTCAAACACCTTTGGCTTGAGTCCTCTTCGAATCAGATAAGAATCTTCTCCTGCTGAAAACTCAACCTCAACAAGACACTCTTTTTCGTTGAGTGAGTTTACCAACTGTGGAATGTTAATCTTACGAAACGGTTTACCGAACAGTGCGAAGGTGATTGAATCAAGCAAGGCAAAAGACTTGCCGTGTCCATTCAGACCAGTGATCAGACTTGTTTGGTGACGATCAAGTTCAACCTCGGTGAAGTTGTTGCCGAAAGACCCAAAGTTTTTGAAACGTACTTTATGAAATTTTATCATTCTTAAAAAGATATCCTTCGACTAAAACATAATCAAGTTCGGTATTGTCTAAAACATAAAGAGCGTCCTCAATTGTCGTGAGAATTGGCTTGCCCCTAATGTTAAAGGACGTATTTAAGATTACAGGAATCTCCCCTCTCTGTCTCAACTCAAGAAGAACCTCTCTGAAAAATTCATGACCTGTTTCCTCGCAAACAGTTTGTAATCTAGAAGTTCCATCAACATGAGTGATGGCACTCAAAGAATCCCTAAATTCCTCTCTGACCATTGGTGCAAGACTCATGTACTTTGATTCATATACATCATGAAAAAACTTAAATGAATCTTCCAACAAACAAACTGGAGCAAATGGTCGATACCACTCTCTAAATTTAACTTTCGCGTTTAGTGTATCTTTCATGTTTTTATAAGATGGATCGCAAATGATACTACGATTGCCCAACGCTCTAGGACCGATTTCTGAGTCACCGTTTATGACACCGATGATCATGCCCTCTTTTAAAAGATCAACAACCTCTGAAATCTCAACCTTCTTTGCGTTTCTTTCTTTTACATACTCATCAAGTTTATCTTTGTCTAAGAGTTCAACGCCATCGTACACAAAATCATCACCTCGATACTTCCCATCTGTTTTTGATAAGAAATATCCTAAAGACAAACCACAATCATTTGGATTGGGTGGCACATACAGTTTTTTGCCACGAGCATGTAAAAACTCTGAAAGGGCTTGGTTGAAAAGAACATTCAATGCACAGCCACCTGTCATCACTACATCTCTATCTGGATATCTTTTTACTTCTGAATATATCCAACTGAACAACATGCTAGAAAAAACAAACTGACTGGTCGCTGCCAAATCCCATGCGTCTTGTCCTGATAAACAGTCTAGATTAAACTTTTCATCTGGTCTAACGACCTCATTTAGTGCCGATAGATGGTGTAAGCGAATAGTCTCAGGATTTTTTGGGTCAAGTGTTATCTTTGATGAATTCAGGTAAGTATCGTTCATGGCAGAAATCCACTCTTCTCTTACATTACCATACCCACATAGACCCATGATTTTTCCTGCCCATGTGAGATCATCATCTTCTCTTTTTTTGAGATCAGAGCAAACCCATCCAATCTTACTGTAAATGGTTCCAAAATCAATGTTGTAATTTCCTAATTCTGTAATGTGTTTTTCATCACCAAGAAATTTTTGTGTGAATGTAACCTGTCTCATACAATTTTCTGATTGCAATTCTGGTTTCAGCCATTGTCTTGTTCCGCCACCATCAACAGAAAGGATAATAGATTTATCGAAACCAGATTGGTAGTGTGCGCAATACGCATGTGCTTCGTGGTGTGGAAAATGCTCAAACTTCGCATTCGGAAAAAACTCACTGATGCGTTCTTGATCTAATGCATTTAGATCACCATATACGATTGTGTCAATTTCATTTGGGTCACTCATAAGTGAGGAAACGTATTCTAAAACATAACCTCTTTCATCATCATCAATAGAAAAACTTCGTTTTGTAATATCGTGTTCAACTGAAAATGCAGCGTATCTTTTTTTGACCAACCGCTCCACTTCAATGACACGAAGTTTATCATTCTTGTCAATGAAGGTAAAGGAAGCGTCATGGCTTCCATGAATTCCTAATACGTTTTTCATAATAACTCCTACACATCAAATGACTCAAGGAACAACTCCTTGAACACATCTTTTAGTCTTTTACATTCCTCTGGATCATCAGAGAATACATCATCAACATATGAACTAATCAATGTCATAGTATCGGTTGAAAGTGCGTCTTTGTCAACCTCTACCTTTTCGCTGGTCGGTGTTTCATTTTCAAGAATGGTCACACTCTCGGCATGATTTTCATATAGTTTTTCAATAAGTCGATCAAACTTCTTTGCATCTTTCTTATCGTGTACGAAGACTTTGACGTATCGCTTTTGATACTGTCGGAAATCAATCAATGCAATATCAATATCATCGTTGTATGGGATAGCATGAAAAAGTTTGTCGGGATTTGGCACAAACTCAATTTCATCTGTCTCCGTATCGTAAATGTGAAAACCTTTCTTTTCAAAAAGGTCTGCAAATGTCATTTGATACGCAGTGCCAAAGTAACACACATTGTTCTCTTCGTGCTTTTGGTGAAAGTGACCCGACCAAACTCTATCAAACCGTTGTAGCATATCAGACTTCATACCATCCGTATACTTCACTCCACGCATGACTTGATAACCCTCAAGTTCAAAATGTCCTGCAAGAATGGTTGCGTCTGTTTGATTGATAAAGTCAATCGACTTTTGTTCGTTGCCTTTGTTGATCCACGGAATCATCGCAATCTTTGTATTGTCGAAGGTCAGTTCCACTGGGGTGTCATAGATATGAAAGTCTGGATACCGAGAACCAAACAACTCTTTTGGTGAGTTGACTTCGTTGGTGTTTTTAAAGTAGGTGTCGTGGTTGCCAACAATACAGTGGACTTCCATACCTTGAAGTCGATCCATGAAACGCTCACGAACCTGTGCAAGCGTATTGAAGTTGACGAACTTTCTGCGATCCATGAGATCGCCTAAGTGCAAAATATGTTTTACACCACGTTCTTTGCAGGCAGGAAAAAATACGTCATCAAAAAACTTGAAGTAGTAATCTAGGAAAATTTGTCCGTCATTTCTTGCACCAAAATGTGTATCACAGATGATTGCAATTTTCAAAACAATTCCTCAGTATTATTTTTTTTCTTTCTTGTTTTTTTCTTCTTTGTAGTTTCTGTTTTTACGACATCACTAGGATTCAATTTCAGATAGTCTGCATAAGGATCTGTAGAGTTCCCATCTGGATCTAAGATCGAAGCAAGTTCACCTTTCGCATCAGCAGCCTCCATCATTTTGTATTTGATTGTGTCTTGCTTTTTTTCTCTTTGAATTCTACGCAAAAAAGCAAAGTATGTGATCTGCGTAAAATATGCGAATGGATTGCTTGACTTATCAGGATCAAAGTTGTTTGCTGCAACCAAACAGTTTTCGATTGCGTCACCAATCATCTCTTCTTTGTACGGGTAATTTACAAAATTTGGTCGTGTTGCTAATCTCTCTGCGATTAATAAAAAGCATTCACCGATATACTCGGTCACTTGTGGAATGGGATCATCAGACTCCTCTGCATCTCGCACTCTTTTTTTCCAGTCAGTCATTTCCTGAAAAAACTTTTTGTTGTCCACATAGTGATTAGTCATTCACACACCTTACTGCATTTTATGATTATGTCAAGTAGTCTTCTGGATTTGGTGACCAGTCTGTATATGAGTTACCATAATCTTCTCTTCTTTCAATATCATCATTTACGAGAGTGACTTCCTCATCCGAATCATCAACAATATCTTCAAGAAAGGAGTTACCATCCTCAAAATATTCCTCGATATTTTTTCTCTCCTGATCAATTTTATCCTTTACCATCCTAAGAATATTTTCCATGCCGCTCTCGGGTGATGGGTTGGTTTTTGTTTTAGGAAGTTTATCAACAATGAAACCTTTTTGTGCTTGATCATCCATATTTTTTTGAATCTCATATGCTTTGAGAATATCTGGATCTGGATGGAAAATTCCAACCACAAAATCCTTTTCAATCATGATTTTATTTTCAATGGTTGTTTTCAACCAGTCGTACAGGATTACTGTTTCTTTTTTTGCCCCGCTCATCGGCTCAACATAGTGCATGATTTTCATAACCATCGGACGTTCTAGTTGAATCTTGTCTTTCGTATTTTTGACTAATTTTGCAATAACATCATCACCGCTTTTTAGTTTAAGAACCTTGAAAGGGATTTTGCTCATTTCGCTCTCCTGTTAGTGGGATCTTTACGACCTTATAATCGAAACCTTCTGTATCATATATTTTCTTTCGCTCATGGAAATGGCGAAGTGTATGATTGTCATATTTTTTCCATGACAAATCATCAACTATGTCGTAGAGGCGTGCGGTGCTTTTGTGAACAGACTTTCTAAGTTGTCTTCCAATACTCTGTAGCACCCGTACACGGCTCTTCGAAGGTGACGCGAACACAATATTATTTAGGCGTTTGATGTTCACACCAGTTGAAAAAGTTCCGTAGGATGCAATGATAATTGAATCATCTGTCTGTTCGACCAGTTTACGAGCCTGTTCTCGCTGTTCTACGTCTGTTCCACCGTAGATAAAATGAACTGGTCGATCACAATCCTTGAGCATTTCGTGCAAAACCTTTCCGTGCTTTTCGACAAATTGAAACAGTATGAGAGTGTTGCCTTTTGTATTTTTCGCTAGATCACAAATAAATTTGTTTCTGCGATTGTCTGTTACAATCCATTCCATCTCATCTGCATACTGTGTTCTACGCATGAACTGTCGATCAGTTCCTCCATATGATAGCAACAGACAATCGATAGTCAAGTCAGAAAGAAGTTTGCGTTCCATCAACTTCTTGGTGGTCACGACTTTCTTGGTCGGACCAAACAAACCTTCGATGACTAACTTGTGTGTTAGTAGTCCGTCAAGTGTCCCGGTCGTTGCAATACGATATGGACACATGGTCAAGCGGGAGAGGATTTGTTTCAATGATTTCGATTTGAACAGGTGTGCTTCGTCTCCAAAGACAGTCCCAAATTGTTGAAAGAATTCTTCGGGCATGTTTACTAATGATTGCCATGTTGATATCACAACTCGACTGCGAGTTGCTTTCTCCTTTCCTGAGTAGAGCATGTGACAATGCGTTCGGGCGTTCCAGCCTTCCCCGCCATACTCGATAAAGTCGTGAAACATTTGTGAAACCAGACCCACGGTGGGTACGATGACCAGAACCTTTTTGTCCTCGGGAGTAAGGTTCATGAAATGTCTCATAAGTGTATAAATGATCAAAGATTTACCCGATCCTGTGGGTGACAGCAGCAGACAACGCTCTGTGTTCATGCCATGTAGGATGGCTTCTTTCTGGTGATCGTGTGGTTTTACAGGCTTCCCACCCAACTGAATGTCCAAACCGCTCAGAAGCGATTCTAGGTGGTCTGCTGACCATTTCTTTTTTGTGCGATTTGGTGTCTCAATCGTGTAGCCACGATCTTTGCAGAACTTGATGATATAGGATTCAAGCCCTGCATAGATTTTTTGTGAATACATGTTGTATAGTTTGATTTGCCCGTCCCACTTCTTCGCACGATAGGAGGGCATAAACTTGTGACCGGGAACCTTGAACGTGAAGAAATCAGACAACTCTTTTGCATGATGTCTCTCACACTTCACTTTGATATTACAGGAGTCTAACTCCTCGATCACATAATCTGGCATACATTAGTATTTATCCTCCAGATAAGAATCTACGCCACTCGATTGCATTCTTGATCTTGGTATGTCGGAAGGTGATCTCTTTCACGACCTCATCAAGATAGTTTACAATAGACTGGATGTATGCCATTCTTTCTTTTCGATTGCAGAGATCATCATCCCCATTCATGTAGACACTCACATCGTTGCGTAGAATTTTGTGGTCAAAAGGTTCCCATCCTTTTTGTTTTAAGGTTTCCGCATCGATCTTTCCAGTGTAGTATTCCCACTTCAACTTGTAGAGTCGATTGTATTCATTTGCGGCTTTCTCATACCACAACTTTGCATCGTGATATAAATTGAGATATTTGTTGTGAAGTTGAGGTAGTCGCAGGCTCTCGGTATCGAGTTCTGTGTCATTAATACGAGCATCCCGCTCTACCTGTTCTCTAAGTTCTTTTAGATCCATCATGTAATCTTATTACCCTTTTTCTCGTTGACACTCGGATTATAATGGGCAAAGAGGTCGTGTCAATAGGGAATCACAGAGAAAATCCAGATTCAGGATCTACGAAGTCATAGGTGTCAAACGCGAAGGAAGCAGTGGCGGTAAATGGTGTCAGATCACTCACACTCGAATCAAACTCAAGACCAGACAAAGAAACAGGAAAGATATTTTTAAATTTAATATGAAGGTTTGCTTTCATTGCACTATTTAAAATAATCAACTCACCATCACGAATCTGATTTGAAAACTCCTTTTCAAGACCTTTGTGGTCTTCAATCAAGTAAATTGTTTTCATCCAGTTTTGTATCTCTCTCCAATTCGCCATATCTTCATCAACCAAAAAGGTAACATCGAGATTATCAAAGGTTACTTTTGTGGTAGGTATTTTTAAATTTGAGAATCGTGTGGCTTGTGTTACTGCATCACCGGGACCAAAGCCGGGAAGTGTCACCGCCTGACAAAAGTAATTAAATTTATCAAAACCTTGAATGCTAAATCTGAAAAAAGTTTGATAAAGATAGTTTACATTTGTTGGTTGTTTTCTAGGATTGCTGTTTGGATTTGATGTCTCTGCACCAAAGGTCACACCCGGAAGGTTAAAGCCTTTCGTGAAGATGGACTCTGATGTAACCCCAGAAAAATCAAACTGTTGCTTAAAATCTAAAAAAGGATTTTGATCAAATTCGCTCATACAATTATGTAGGTAATGAACAAGGGGGGCTTTCGCCCCCCTTGTCCCGTCATAAACTACTCTAAGTCTTAGGGAGTACCATTACCGTGAAGGTTAAGAACACGGAAGATACGGTAGTATTGGTTCTGTCGAGCCGCAGCAGCAGCCAACGGATCTGACAAGTTAGAGCCATCCGAAACGTATGGGTTGTTTACCATACCGTAACGGGTCTTGAAGCCAATCTTCGGTTGGAAGTTGGTTTCGTTGACTGCTCTGACCATTTGCAGAGGAACGTATGGGCAGTAGAACATACCAGCGTCATAGGGGCTTGTGCCTCTATATCCAACGGTGATGTAATCAGCACCAGACACGGAGTATGGGTCAATGTAGACCTTAATCTTACCGTTCAACGTACCTGCGAAGGTGTTGCCAGTATCATCGACTTCAAGATCGACATTAGGTGTTGGGGTCAAGTTCAAGAAACCAGACATGGCGAGAGCCGAAGCAACGTCAGAGGTGCAGATAATAAAGTTACCTTTTCCTCTACGAGTTTCTTTAGCAATCACGTTGGCTTCGCGGTCGATTTGGAACATCAGACCACGGAACTTCTCAGCACTCCAACGACCATCGGAGTCGAGTTGGACATCATAGACACCACCGCCATTGACAGCATCGCCAGCGATAGGAACTGTTGCACCACTACTCTTGAAAGTAAGGTCGCGTTGCTGACAGCCGAGTTTTGCACCACGATAGATGGAGCGGATAACTTCACGGTTGATTTCAGCAAGGATTTCAGCCGAGAGAATGTTAGCCAATTCTGTTTCAGCATCCAGACCATGAACAGCCTTAAGATCCTGAGCCAACTCAGAGGTGTATTCTGCTTTCAATGCACGAGTTTTCGCAACAACCGATTGACGGTCGATTGAGAAAGCCATTTCACCGAAGGTATTGCTACCTTCAAAGAATGAAGTGGGCGCACCGGGATCAACGTCAATGGTGGCTGACGTAGAACCAAGACCAGCAGAGTAACCTGTGGTAGAACCAGATCTAGACACGTTACCGAGAGGGTCACCAGTTCCACCGAAAGATGGGAATCCAGCACCAGATTGTGTAGCACCAGCGGCTCCACCAACGGTAGCACCGAATCCAGTTGGGGCTTCATTGAAGAGTGCTTCAGCAGAGCCTTGGGCGGTGAACTTAGCCTTCATCGCAAAGATCAGACCTGTAGGACCAGACATAGGCTGGACACCACAGACATCATAGGCGATCAAGTTAGGCATAGATCTACGAACGAGTGAGATCAGAACAGGGTTGAAGCCGGAAACACTATTAAAGTTACCGGATGTATCGGAGAAAACGGCATCAACGCCAGAAACGTTTGCTTCTTCGCGGAGAGCCTTTTCTTGGTTTTCAAGCAGAATCGCAGTAACATTCTTGCGATAACTGTCTTGGATATCTGGAAGATCAGCATGTTCGATGACGGGTTGCCACTTCTGACGCAGACCTTCGACTAATGGAGTTTCAGTAGACATTATTGAATTTCCTTTCGGTAGTCTTACTTAGAGTAGGTATTATTTCTTTCGATCTTCGCAGAGCGAGAGAGTGCGTTGGTATACGCTTCCATCGTTGGAGCGAGAGTTGGTCTTTCTTCTTCGACTGCCTCTTCTTCAGTGATGGCAAATTCCTCAACGAGAGGGGTTCTGTTTGAAACTTCTTCTTCTTCATGAACACCGAAGAAGTTTTCTTTTAACATATCAAGTTTTTCAGCAAATTCTTGAGCATCATCGAAATCAATCTTCTCTGCGAGTTGTCGCATTCGAGCCTCTTGAGTTTCGGTCATGCCCTTGGTGTGAGATTCATACACAGCCTCGGCTTGTGCCTGTGTCATTTGCTTCATAACTGAAATATTTTTCTTAATTTGTTCGTCCAGTTGAGAGTTTAGGTCAAAGACTTTATTATTTAAACCCTCGACCAAATCATAAGACTCTTCTGGCATTGTGACGTAGTGAGTTTCAAAGAGTTTCTTCAATCCAATCATGAAGGACTCAGTGACATCAGAACGAACACCTGTATCGATGGCAACTTGATTTTCTTTCATCCAGTTCTCAACGACATAAGACAAATAATCGTCCATTTTTTCTGCCATCGACTCGACTTGAAGTTCAACTTTTTGTGCAAACTCTTCGTGAAGTTCAGCACGAATATCGTCAACTCTCATTTCAACGGCAGCCTCGAAAATGGTAGATGCTTTATCTTTGAATTCTTCTGAGAGTTCTTCGCCAGAGAAAAGTTTGCCAAGATAATCAGATCCCTCGGACATACCTTTCATTCCTGCACCCATTCCTCCACCGCTCATCATTTTCTTGAGCATCATCATCATTTTCTTTTTCTTATCGTCATCCATGTTCATCATTTCTTCTTCATCATCATCCATCATTTCTTCTTCATCATCATCCATCATTTCCTCTTCATCACCCATCATTTTCTTTTTCATCATGGCTTTCATCATGCCCATTCCCATGTCCTCCTCTGAGCCGTACATTTCTTCTTCTGGCTCCATGTCGGAAAGATCATCAACTGGCTCTGTGCCACCTGTGACTGGTTCTGGTACTTTAGGAGTTGTGCCATCAGCACTAATCTCAGATCCCTTCATGCCGGGAACGTCAGATACTTCTTCACCTTCCCCACCACTGGAATGCTTTTTCATCTTTTCAGACTTTTCGGTTGCTTTTCGGGCAGCCCGCATTGCAGTGAGTTTAGTTGGATCGGTAAAACTTTCTTCTTCAAGAATTTTTCTTGCGGTTTCAAGGGCGTTATCAAGACTCATTGGACTCTCCTTAAGTGTTCCTCTTTATTTATGTTTGCGTAATTTTGAGAGGAAATCAGCGAAACAATACAATTTAGCCTCGTCTAAGTTCCTTTTTGGAGTTTTGGAAATCACTTCTTTGTGAGATTCAATTTCACGGGATGTGAGAATACCGTTTTCCCACACCCATTCTTTGCCTTCCATGATGCCCTGAACATAGGCATCAGGAGCAGATGGATCTGCAACAATATCAACAGCGGCAAGACTAAAATCATCTTGTACTTCATTGATACCTTTTTTGTTTTGTTTAAGTGAACCCATACCTCTAGATGAGACACCGATCTTAACTCCTTCTTTGATAAGATCTTTTACAATTTTACCATATGGAGTATCAAGAATTTTTGCCTTTCCATAGACATCATTTCCATCGATACGAAGTTCTTTAATTAAGTGAGACACTCTTTCAAGATTAAGTTGGGGACCATCGGGGTGTCCGAGTTCACCCATCGCACGACTTGGTGTTACATATTCCCTATTGTATCGAGCCACTTCATTCATCAATGTCTTGTTTGGATACACACGACCATTACGATTCTTTTGTTCGGCTTGCATAAAAACACCATCAATATGATATTGTTTTTCGCCATCAACCTCTTCGGTGATTAGATTAACATCTTCGGTGTGTTCAGTGATGAGTAACATTACGCTCTCCTTCTTTTCTTAAGTTTCATGGTGGTTCTAAATGGATCATCTGTTTCAAGACCATCATCCGCGTCTAAAGTTTTTGCAACTTTAAATACTGGATCATCTTCGACTGGTCTTTTTGCCCTTGCTTCTGGTGAGCCGATAGCGTCTGCACCCAACTCTTCCTCCTCATCATCATACGCCTCCCCTTCAGTACCATAAACTTGAGGCGCACCCGGATTGTAGTAAGGGTGATCCGGGTCCATATAGTTAGGTCTTCCATCGCCATCATGATCACCCATCGGATCAAAGAAATCTGGCGAAGGCAAAGGATTTACATCATCTGGTGCTGGAAGAATATCCGGTCTACCGGGACCGGGAAGGAAGGGTCGATTGGGACCACCGGGATTTGGTTGTGGTTTACGGGGGGGATCTAGATCAGGTCTTCCGGGTCCGGGGAGGATGGGTCTGTTAGGAATATCTCCGGGGTTCATAGGGCGTGGTGTTTCAGGTGGTGTCACAGGTCTTCTTCCAAACATTTCTTCTTCATCCTCTAAATCATAATCTTTCTTAGAGCGATCAAGATCAGTGGTGGTCATGCTTCCTGCGATCTTTCTTTGTGCTGGAATCGCTCCTGTGCCTAAACCAAATTCACCTCGCTTGCGATCTGACTCAACATCAATATCACCTACTGTCTGGGGATTACCTTTAGGTGCGGGATCTCTGACTTCAGCAGACCCACTCTTATAGGGATTAGCATCTCCCGGTTGCTCGACAGGATTTTGGGCTACGGGACCAGCGGGGTCAGTGAAAATTGCTTGACCTTTTCCTTTAAAACCTTTCAATTGAAAAGGAGAGGACATCTTACCTTGTTCAATATCCTGTTGTCCGGGGGTTTGGAACTTTCTTAGTTCCTCTTTTTTTTTTGAACCGCCCATCAACTTTTGTAAGGCTCCCATCAATTCTTCTTCCGAACCGTATGCCTCACCTTCAACTGGAGGAGTGCTTAGAGGTCTAGTTGGATCTCGATCAGGATTGTTTGGATCAGTGAAAGGATCTTCGATGAAACCGGGGATAGGCATGTAAGGAATTACATCAGGATTATCTGGGTCGATGGGTAAGGGTTTCGGACTCACAGGATTTGTTGGTTCATATGGTGCGATTGGTCTTCTAGGATCTCTAATCAACTGAGGAACATATGGGGGAACATAACCGGGATCTCCGGGTTCAGGCTCTTCCTCTTCAACACCTTTAAAGTTTTTATCAATGTATTCAAAAAACTCTTTCTTTTCTTGATCTGATTTAAGATCAGCGGGGGAAGAGATATTAAACTTCTTCATGGCAGCATTGAAGAATGTTTTATAGTCTCGTTTTTCTTCATTAACACTAGCAGCAAACTCACGACCAACAGTCTCTTTTCTAGTAATCAGAGCATCAGAAATTTTTTCTGAAAGTTTTTGTGTAATCATTTCATTTGCAGCGTTGAACTGCTGTTTTGCTACGGCTTGGATGATTTCTTTCATGTTACTCATACTAGATCCCTTTTAAGCATTTCTTGAAAGTGGTGAATCATGCCAACGGCTGCCTTTTGTGATCCACCAAGTTCTTTTTGGAAAAGTTTTTTGTTCCTATTATTTAGATTCTCATACATTTCCAAAATATTAGATGCATCATCAAAACTAAAAAATGTAATATTTCCATCACTGTGTTTGAGATTAGATCCTTTGGTTCCGATCTCTTGAATATTTTTGATACTGACTGGATGAATTGAATCTAAATTTGTTTGTTCTTTGACTGCCTTTAAATCAATAATCTTTTTGATGCCTGCGAGGGCTTGTTTTTGTGTCAGGAAAATATCGGCTCGTTTACCATCCACATACGCAGAAACAGGGGCAGATGCTCCCATGCCAACCTTTTTGAGTGTGATCACTTTGCCCTTGTAGTTAAAGGTATCAAGAAAGAATTCTTTCTGAAACTCTGGATCAAGTGCAACATCGTCTGCATCCTTCTTGATCTCTGCTTCTTTCTTTTTGATATCAGCCTTGTTCTCTTCTTTCTCACTCTTAATCTTTTCAGTTTCAGCGGCTTCTTTTTCTTCAGTCTCTTTTTCTTCTGTTTCACCCTTTGCAACAGCCTCTTCATACACAGACAGCAGTTGCAAGGCACGCTCGCTTAACTTTTTATTTAAAAGTTTTTTGAACTCAGAATCAGTAGAATACTCTGACATTAGAACCCCATTCCTTCTGCTGACTTCGGAGGCAGAACTCCATCTTCTCGTTCTTTAGCAATTTTTCTATCTTCTTCTTTAATCTCTTTTTCATTCTGCCGAAGAATATTTTTTCTCACCCACTCGCGTGAGTAATACTCACCAATAGAATCATTGATAGAACTAAGAATATTTAGTCTTTCTTGAAGTATCTCGTAATCTTTACTTTCAGTGAAGTATGAATCGGAAACATACTCAAAACGAATGTCCTGTACCATCGAGTACCACTCCTTCTCGGTGATAACACCCGTAAGAACAAGTTGAACACGAAGAGCATTCAAGAACATCACATTGAATTTGTTTCGAAGACGATCAATAAATTTTTGAAAATTAAGTTCATCTCTACTGATTTCAGATGCCCTACCCATATTGAACCCGGTATCGGTTTCAATTCTAGACAAAGGCACATTCAAGGCTCTATAAAGTTTCTTTTCAAAATACAAAACATCATCCATCTCGCCCAAGTTTTGACCACCTTGAAGTGTGTCAACCTGCGTACCTTTTCCACCCTCTCTTCGGGGGAACCAGAAGTCCTCCATCATTGACATGTATTTTTTGTCATCTCTGATATCGCCTGTTGACGAATCATAAACTAACTTGTTGCGATAACGATTCATGAGTTCACGGACGTATTGCTCCGCTTTTGTTTTAGGCAAAGAACCAACATCAACATAAAAGATTCTTCGTTCAGGTGCGCGGGCAAGTCTGTAAATCACAGTCGCATCCTCAACCATTCGAAGTTGATTTAACGGCTTGATTGCTTTGTGAATATATGAGATCGCTCTCGTTCTTGATGCGTCAAAAAGTCCTGAAGGAAAGTAATCAACTGCTTCGGGAGCAATCTCTAAACCATTTGCATCATCAGGTTTTTCTCTAAAGACATAAACTTCTTTGATAGATTCAACTGTTTTAGCCCCCGTCTTAGGATCAGTTTTTTTATCTACCTTAGCAATCTTTTTAATTTTGGAAGCGTCAATTGGACGCATTTCTATGATACCCTTTTTGGTATTTTTAGGATCTACAACCATGTGATAGTAGCCCTTGCCATCAATGTACCAACGTCTAAAGATTTCATAGCCTCTGTTTTGGAAGTCAAGAAGTCTTAAGATTTTTTGAAACTCTTTTCGGATTGAGTTTTTTACACTTTCCGGTTGATCGATAAAATCAAGTTTCAAATTAATTGGATATCTTTGTTCATCGTAAACAATCGCCTCATTGCAAATGTCCTCAATCGCCTGCTCAAGTTCTGGTTGGGAAGCCATCTCTCTGTATTTTTTAATGTATTCATTTTCGTTACGAAGTTGACCATCAAGATCAACATAAGTTCCGAAAACACCACCGGCATCAACGGTGTATGCATCATCAATTTCGGGTGGTACGAAAGACTTAGAATTTTTTACTTCACTCTGAAAGGTAGTGGCAGGTGTAGATACATTTTTTCTCCTGTCGCTACGTCCAAGAGAAAATCCAAAAAGTTCAATAGGCATAATCTATCCTTACGAGTTGTCGCCTCTTGCGGGCGCAGTGCCGACTTGAATACCATTCACACCGCTAGTGAGGTGATAGGTGTATGCAAGGGACACTTCAAAGTCAGAAAGTCCTTCGCCTTCAGCCGACAGTTCAACTGCGGAGACTGAGGTTGGGAAACAATAATGTAATTCATAAGATTTAATGGGACTGCCATTTCTATCAAGTTGATCAACCGCCCACGTTGGGAAGTCGATGTTATTGCTAAGATTAATATCTCTTGCAGCAACGTTTGATACTGCTCCATTCAAATCATCAAGCCACTTCTCAAACAAAGTTCTAAGGTTCATTCCCTCATCATTTAAGATTGTAATTGACCAATCTTCAAAGGTTCGTGAACCGGGAAGTTTAAGAGTTCTTCCTCTGTAGGGTGCTTCGATTGTTCCAAGACTTGAAGCGGGAAGCGAAGATGCTGTGCATAAAAAACTAAGAGAATCAGGGCTGGTGGACGAGCCGATATTACCTCTTACTCTAAAAAGCGAAGGTCTAACTCCACCACCGATTGCGTTTTTGAACTTATCAATGTTCATTTATTTCTCCTCTGAGTTATGTATACGTTATCCACCGATCTCGTCAAAGTTTACACCAGTCGCAGAGGCAATAAAGTTAAGGGTGATGAAGTTGATCGAGCGTGTTGGCTTGACAAAAATACTTGCAACAAATTCGTTTCTATCGATGACACTTGAAGTGTTGTTACTTTCGTCACACACAACCTTGAAGTCCGTGATACCTCTTCTTGCTTGAACATCTCGCAAGAATGGCTCAACCAAACCTCTAAATTGTGATCGTGTGAATGCATCGTTGATTTCAAAGAGTTGGAACTTGGCTGCTGTTGAAATTGCTTTCTCAAGAATGATGAACAATCTTCGAACATTGATTCTATCAAAAGCAGACGGTGAAGATTGCATTGTTTTATCACCAAACAACACAGTGCCTTGACCGGGGAAGGATACAACAGGGTTGACCTGACTTGAGTAGAGATCATCCCGTTGGCTCTTCACAGGGCTGTAAGCGAGTTTGACAACTCCGTTCAACTGTCCTCTGTTGAATCCAGCAGGAGAGAACCAAGGCTCACCGAGAATATCGGTTCGAACGGTCACACCAGCGGTATCAGCATTGAGTGGAATATATCTGAAAACATCGTTGAATCTGTCAAAGCAGTATTTCCAACCACTATCAAGAACAGCGTAAGAGTTATTAATATTAAGGTTACCAGAAGTGTAATCTTTGCTACCACCACTGACATTGCCATTCAGACCCTTACGATATGCAACAGCGTTTGCAGTTGCTTGAATCTGTGAAAGGGGTGAAGATCCGGTGGAGTCAAGAACAGCATCTTGAGGTGGTGAGAAGAATGCAATCGCATCTTTTCTATTCAGTGCGATTTCTGCAACGCTCTTCGCATTGTTACCTGTCACACCACCGCCAACGAGAATGTTGACATCAACTGTTTCTGTATCTGAGAACTTATCGAATCCGTTGGTGATGAAGTCCGTGACGGCTGCACCAGAAGTGCCACCACCAAGTTGTACGGTTGCTGCTTTGGGCAGAAGATGATAGTTTGTTCCACTACCAGCGGCTACACCGAAAGATGCACCTGCGTTGCCAAGGTTATCTGTGCCTCCGGGTTGCATACCGGCAGTAGATCCTGCATCAACATGCTTCGCACCAAAGTAGATGTATTCGGATTGATCATTAATAACATTTTTGTAGAAGATTGAGTTTCCAGCAAAATCTTTAGCGTTCGGGTTCACCGAGACACCATCGAAGACCTCAAGAACTTCACCAGTGTTACCTGTCCAGTCACCAGCGTGGTCAATGACTGCCACATTGAGCAAGTCGTTTGTTGCACCTTTTTGCAAAGTAAATTGACTCGTTGCAGGAAGATTGGTGGTAAAGTTACTTGCAAATCTTGGTGTGATTTGTGCAGCAGTTTTGCCTGCTTGATTCGCAGCGGTTGACCCAACTTCAATCGTACCTAAGATGTCAATGGTCGCTCCGGCAGCGGCAAAGAATGTTGCACCAATCGCTGCACCAAACGCAATATCTAAAGTCATGGCTGATGCTTCAGCCGTGATGCCTCGAATCATGCCAAGAATTTCAACTGCTGCACCGTTATGTCCTGCGGTATGAATTCTGACTTGAGTACCAGTCGCACCACCAGCGATATTTGAACTCGGTGTCGTGGTTCCAACAACACGAAGACCTGTGATTCCGGTTGATGCTCCACCGATTGTAAAGCCTGTTCCCGTATGACCAGCGGTCATGCTAAATGCGACTGCTGCGGTGGTTCCCGTGACGAGTCTGCTGTTCAATCCTTCAATCAATAAATTATCAGCAGCATTTGTTCCAGTGGTTCCAGCATTTGCAACATCAATAACTGTGCCTTTGGTAAAGCCATCAGCAACTAAAGTATTCGAAGCAAAGTAGAATGTTTTGTCAGCGGCAGGTGGGGAGTAGTTACCCGATTCAGTTGAACTACCAGCAGTTGCAATACCAGTGATAGCACCAAAGGTGTTAAAGTCAAACAACTCAATGTTTGTTGTGGTTCTGTTGAATGCAGAAACTTGAATCGAGTTACCAAGAGTACCATCATTTGCACCAGAAGCACCACCAGCAAATTTTGCGATCCAGACGTTATCACCTAAATCAGAGGCACTTTTGCTATCATAGTCATCTCTATTCTTAATCAAAACACCTGTGCCGATTGAAGCAGCGTTTTTAGCACCAGATCCAAGAACACGAACAACTTGAAGGTTGTTTGTATAAGCAAGGAAGTTGGCTGCTGTGAACCAACTGACGTAGTTTGTATCGGATGGGTCAGAGAAGTTCTCTCTCAGGGAGTTGACACCAGTAACAGTGGTAATAACTTCCGCTGGACCCCAATCAAATTCTCCAGCAAAACCAGCCCGCGTTGTGGCAACAGCAGGGATAATGGAGGTAAGATCGATTTCTTTAACTTGAACACCGGGGCTGACTTGAAATGCCATAGACGATTCTCCTTAGTATGCCTATTATTTATTCTTTCTTAGATTACAGGCTCGGTTCATCGTCAACAGTGTGCCAAGTTTGCCCGCTCTCATCAACAAATGAGGTTTCTTCACCACCATCATCAATAAATCCAAAGGGAATCATCTCTTCTTCCATTTTTTGAATGGTGTCTTTGTATAGTTTCTCACGGATATTTATGTCTGTCAAATCTTTAAAATATTCTTGTGTCGATGCCCACGCAAACATAACAAGAGTCATCACTAAGTCATCGTGATGTCCGACCTCTGCCTCATATGATTGCTTTTTCGCAACAAAAGATGCGAGTTCGTTGATTATTTCATAATCCTCAACAATAAATTTATCATATTCAATCAATTCTTTGAGCATGGCACAACCAACCCGTTTGACCTTTGGACTCATTCGAATACCACGTTGTGTTTCGAAATTACCGAAGCCACCGTCCATAACTTGTCCTCTCCTGCCACGCACCGAAGTGACCAAAAGATTTTCATACTCCATTTCGTTGTGTAAAATATCTGTGACTTCTTGTCCAATGTCATTGATTTCCACTAAAACGTGAGCGTTATTGTATCGCTTCGCCATCGGAAACAACATGTTTGGTAAAAGAAAAGGAGCCAACTCATTATTTTTGTATTGTGCAACGACCTTGTATGGTTCCTCTGTAATATCAATTATTGTCGCGGCATGGTAATCTTCGCCCTGACCCCGAGCGACATCCACACCCATAAAATAAATATGTCCCTCTTTTTGCTCTTCATAAACTTTTAGACCATCTGTTCTCTCTTGTGTGGGTTTTTTGTAAACCATATTTTTAATTTTTGATGGATTAATCAAAGTTAAAACAGAACCAAGAAACTCACATTCAAACTCTGCCCGAAATTGTGCTGGTGAGGTGTTGCGAATTGTTTCTTTTTTCCACTTTTCATCCCGACCCGGAACCTCAGACCAGTGAACTTCAATCGGAACATAAGAGTTGTTGCCCTCCTCAGCGTCTTTCCAAAGTTTGTAATACATGTTCAAACCTTTGGGCGTGCTAATAATTAAAACTTTTGTAGTTTGACCTGCCGAGATCGTAGGGTAAACAGAACTGAAGAAGTCATCAGCAACGTTTTCAGGAACGAATGCAAATTCGTCAAGAAAGATCATATTGAAGGAACCACCCCGCACCGCTGAAGAGGACGTTGAGGATGCAAGAATTTTAGATCCATTTTCTAACTCAATCGATCCTTTGTTCCATTCTACTACACCCTGCTGAAGCCACTTGGGCAAATGCTCATAGGCTAACTGAAGCCGACTCAAAAGTTCTCTGGCTGTGGCAAGTTTGTTTGCAAGAATCGCAACATTTACATCTTGATTGAATAACACATAATGCAAAAGATATGAGATAACCGTTGTAGACTTACCAGACTGCCGTGGTAGTTTGGCGATCACGAAACGATTATCGTGAATTTTTTGAATCATATTTTTTTGATATTCGTACGGATCAAACGGAACTAAACCCTCATCAAGAGAGATGATCTTCATGTAATTTAAAATAAAATACATCGGATCTGCTGCACACTTTGTATACTCTTCAATCTCTTCTTTAGTGAATTGAGTTTGTACGCCAGCGGCTTTGAGATTCTTGTTTCCTAAGTACGACTTGTCATCATGTTTCGTTGTCATCTAATTTAATCTTTTTCACATTTCTTTTTGGGAGTTGCTTTTGCACAAGATCTTGCAACTCTTTTGTGGAGCCGACAAAGAAAGCATTGTTTGTAACTCGCTTTGTTGTTTCATCTTTTTCAAGATCTTTCATCTGCTTATGAACATCAAGTAAATCTTTGTTGGCTTCTGTGGCAGTCTTGAGAAGTTGACTGACCACTTCATAAGCCCGAGGGCTATCACTCTCTGATGCAACTTTTAGAATACCATCAATTGCAAGTTTACTATTATCAATAACATCTTTTAAATTATCACGAACCTCTGTGTAATCTTTTCGTTGATCCATTTTTTGTCGATCAGGATAGTTTGACAAATCAACCTCAACTCTTTTGCGAAGTTGCTTTTCAGGTTTTTCAGGTTCGATTGGATCAATGTTTAGAGATTCTTCTAGGCTCATGCTAATGTACCTCCAGTGATACTTAAACCACCACTACCACCAAATTCAAATACATCAGTTGTCACTGTCGCATCAGGTGGGTTGGTGCTTGCACCAGATGGTCCGGTGATACTCGACACAGCCTTGAAGGCTGCACCTGTAGGTCCACTGATGCCACCAGAGGAATCGAAGTTTGAGAAGAATCCGGTGACTTGAGTTTCCCGAATGATCTTGTTTGTTTTGATGGGCGAGAAAAGATAAGTTTGTGCGGTGAATGATAAATTATAAATTACTGATCTCTGCTCTGACGTATCACCCTCAAACTCTACCTCTGGAGTCACGCCAGTTAAAATAATAGGCACATCAATTTTTGTATTCATTTCAGATGTGTAGTTAATTGTAATCGTAAACTCTGGTGTGAAGAATGGCAAAATTTGCTCAATGATTTGAAGAGCATCGTCATTTGTTCGCGTAGCAATCGCTAGATTGAATCCAATATTGTACGGAACCTCAGCAAACTGTGTTTTGTTTGTGAGTAATTTACCTGACGCAGAATCGACATCGCCATCTAAAAATCTTTGAGATAATGTATTTCTTTTTCTAGACCCATCGTAGTCGATTGTCGTGACAGAAAATCCCATGCGAGGCAAGACCTGACCAATGTGAATATCACTATCCTCACCCTTAAGGATCGGATACTCTCTGAGCATTCTAAAGAATTTTTCTTTCGCAGAGTAAGTAATTGGAACGAGTATTTTTTTCTGTAAAGTTCCAGCGGAGTTTTTTCTTTGAACAAAAATATCATCAAAAAGACTACCAAAGCCTACGACTGTTCTACGAATTGTTTCATTGTAAAATGTAGTAAACATTAGAAATCTCCCTCGGAGAATGGGTCGGTATTTGTAAAGTCAAGAAACCCTTTGGCTTCCCTGTCAAGTTCTGTATTGTCTTCAAAGGCATCTTTAACAAAATATTCTGCCGTCAATCCAATGGTGTTGATTCCGTAGGACGCACCAGACGATGCACCGACCATTGCCGTAGCACCCACTGTAGTCCCGTCTACGAGCCTCACGGTTGCGATGTCCACTGAGGTATCCCACTCGATGATGTCCACTGTAGCACTCGTCACGCTGCCTGCTCGGTTCGTATACAAGTGCGCACGCTCACCGTCAGTGAATTCTCCTGTGCCTGCACCAGCATTGCCTCCGGTAAGACTAACTGTAAATAACTTGTCAACTGCCGCTGATGTAACCCCGTCAATCTGATCAAATCCAGACTCGAAATCTCCACCAGAATACTTGAACAAACTACACTTGATTTGGTAAGCAAATGTTTTTCCAAAACTAAAGAAATTGTATTCTCTCTCAACAAAATCAATCTCAAAAAGTGAATTATTTAATGGAAAGAAAACAAGGTCACCCTCTCTCGGATATGGATAGTCCTCAGCAGCAAATGTCTCTAGGAATCTTCGTCTAGACACGGTGAGCGTCAAATTATCTTTGATCTCTAAACCAAACTGAGTCATGGTTTCGCCTTCGCCCTCGAAGCCTTCAAAGTCTTCAACATACATCTCAAGAAACTTACCCTTTTCAAACTTTGGCAATTTGTCTTCACCAAAGATCTCATCAACATTTACAAGGGTTCTGGGCAGGTACACCATATCGATGCCATGAATCTTAATAGACTCATCAACAAGATCTTGAACAAGCGTTTGCTCAGACTTCACTGTTGTTTTGTTGAAGTATGGATTAGTTGGCATAATTATCCGATCATAATATCAGGCGGAAGTTCGTACTTATCATAAAGAGTTTCTTCAATTTTATCCATCTCAGAATTTGCCTCGGACAAAAGTGAATCTGCGTTGAATTCAACACCACCCGGAAGACGAATGTTTTGATACTTTAGTAAGTTCATAGCCCACTGCTTCTTGAAGGAGGCAGTCACATATTGTTTTAGCAAAATATCATTATAGATTTCTGTATATGTGTCTGGATTGAGTGAAACATACGCTTCGATCATTAAGAAGTCGCCAGCACTTACAACTTCGCTCCAATCCATTTTTAAGTAAAGCCTATTTGTGACTCTACTAAATTCAATTTGTTTTTCGGGGTCAAGCATGTCGCTTACCATCTGAATGTAACTTTGTGTATTTGCATATTGACTCAGGGAGCCGGGAGTGCGAATACCATAAATGTCATTTAGGGCTAACTGATAATTCACACTAAACATGTTCGTGCTTGCACCACCTTCTGCAAACTGAAAAACTTTATTTACAGAAACAATCCGATCACCACCCTCGACTTGAGGAGAGTCACCCGGACCTTGCGTGCTTCCAATACTATTTGTATTTAAATAACCGTTTGTGATATCGTCAGCGGTCACTTCTACTTTGAAAAGTGCTTTTTGCACACCATCAAAGTGATATTCGTTAAAAATTTGCAACGAATCATCAAGAGCATCTTCTAATTGTGCGTCATCGACATTAATCTCGATTACGGGTGCGCCCAGTTTTCTTAGAGCATACTGTTTTAGTTCTTCCCGTGATGTTGGTGTTGCCATCTATTTCGCTCCTTTGCCTTTTATATGTATTAGAGCGAGGCTTCCTACGCTTCAACTGGTCACCTTTGGGTTTTTTGTCAGAATCAGATGCCACAATTTGACCTATGCGTAAAATGACACATTGTTTGATATTTAAGACACATCAGAATGTTGTTGTAACCATCTCTTTGATCGAGCCTAAGCCCTCAAAAACCTTAAATTTTGTATCAACAGTCAATTTAATGTCATTTCTCTTCTTAAAATAGTTTCCTATTGCATTGTCAAACTCTGAGCAGTCATTGGTGGTTCCTGTGCCGCCTGTGACAGCGTTAAAGGTGACCCCAATGAAACCACTGGTGGCACTTGTTTGCCCAACTAGCGGCAGGTGATAATTCTGAATCAACTCTGTTGCAGATCCTAGAGTATTTGCCCTGAGCATTGTACTAATCGTTCCGAGTTCTTGAAGGCTGTATGCACCCTTGTAAAAAATTATACTTTTGTTGTCTGCGATACCATAAGTGACTGCTGTGTGAGTCGCACCATCTAAGGATGTTCCGATCTGATCAAACATAAAGTTTCTAAATGATCCTACATTTTTAAGTGTAGAAATGCCGTCCGCAGCCACCTGAGAGGTAGAACCCTGAGCAGAGTTGAAAATGAATGGCGCAGTAAGACCCACAAATCCAGTTTTACCAGATGCGTTTCCTGTGGAGCCAACTGCGTAAATCTCAATGGCTGCCGTAGTCCCTGTGGTGAATCCATCAAAGAATCTGCCAAAGTACGCATGAAGAGTTGTGCCAGAAGCGTCAGTAATCAAAAGTTGATCTGCATGACTGATACCAGATGAACCCGAAGCACCGATACCGTTTGTGCTTCCAAAAGTAATTCTATGTGTGATTCTTGGATCGGGAATGTTCAAGAAATCTCCAGAGCCGTTTCCTGAATTGCCACTACCCATCTGGGTGAATAGCCCCGATCCTGTTGTTTTGATTGTTGAGACTCTTTTGCCATCATTAACATAATTTAAGAATCCAGCATTAGTGATAAACTGTGATACGCCATCAGTTGATGCAAAAGTTTCACCACCAGCACTGACATAATCTCCAGTGGAAGTTCCTGTGTTTCTCACTGTAATCAAATTTCCCTTGTTGAAAACAAGTTGAACTAATTCACCCGAAAGGTCACCTGAATATGTGATTGAATCAAAAGTTGCCATATTTACTCCACGTTAAAGAATCTTGCTTTATACGAACCGGGACTCTTGTAGATAGCCCCACATCTTTGTCCTCGATGAGCATGAACGCTTGAAGCAAAAATACCTAACTTCACTCGCTCTGCACAGTTTCCAGACACAGTAAATTTGATTTGATCTGTTTTTGGCAAAACATTACCGTGCAGATCTGTAGATAGAATATCTTTTAACATAATATAGTCAACACCTTTGCTTGGATTTGCTAGGAATGCACCGCTAGAAATGTTTCCACTAATATTATTTGTTTTATTATCATCTGTAAAAGCAACGACCCCGATGATCGGCTCTGGCTCATCGAAATCTCTGGAGAGAGCAAAGTTACCCTTTTCGTAAACAAACTCATAAACAGGCATGGTAACTTCAATTTCAAAGTTGCCAACTGCGTGACGTTTGCTAGATCCAGAGTAATCAAAGAATTCAAGGAAGGTTTGCTCAACGAACGGAATGCTTGCTCCAAACTCATCCTCTGCACCTACCCCTGTTGCAGATGTTCTTCGAATATCTGAAACAATGTCATCTGTAATATTACCAGCAAACTCAATGTTCGTGACTAAAGATGTCGATGTTCCACCATCTGGTGTAGGTGCAAGAATAACTTTATATTCGTTTGAAATACCACCACCGGACATACCACTCAAGATTGTTTGAACACCACCATTCTCAGTAAGCGTAACACCATGAGTTCCACCCAGTAAGATTTCGCCACTGACAATATTCAAAGCACCGAATGTGCTGCCAGACTCGCCACCGCTAACACCACCAATGATGACTGAGCCATCTCCCTTGACTACAAGAGCAGGAGATAAAGAAGCACCAGATGACTCTTGACCGAGAACACTGAAACTAGAGGGAGTGCTTGAGTGTCTAAGTTCAACACCAACATTTGTATAGACTGCGTTTGTGATTGTTCGCAGTCTGCTTTGATTTGCAAACCCACGGAATCTAGCACCAGTTGATGTGACAATACCTTCTTTACCGTTATACTCTGTAGTTGAACCATTGATGACAGTTCTGATCGGGATTGTTTTTCCTGCACTATCTTCTAACAGGATGTCATTTCCTGCTGTGGTGCTTGTAGAGATAGTTTTAATATGAAGACCGCCTTGTGCAGAGGTGACTCCATTTAATCCAAATCTTCTATTTGTTGAATCAACAACAAGCATTGGTCCGTCAGAATCAAAGTCGCCATTTGTGCCACCACCCTTGACCACTAACCCTAAAGCATCTGTGTTGCCGTTATTGATTCTTCCGTAGTAAACTTGCATACCACGCTCTGCATTGTCCGATCCAGTGTATCCTAAGTTTAAGAATTGAAGGAAGGCAGCGGTGACACCTGCATCACCAGCACCAGAAAGTCCACCTGCGATAGCAAGGCTACCAAGTCTAAACTTGGTTCCGATGTGATTCATTCCGGTGATACCACCTGAACCACCGATTAACATGCCACCAGATCCAGAGAATCTGAAAGATCTATTTCCGTCAAGTGTGAAACCTTGGAACATGGTATACGCTGCAAGCGTTCCACCAGTTTTGATTAAAATATCACCAGTGGTGCTTGTTGAATCATTGGCTCCGGTAAGAGCAATGGTTACATCTCCGGTTGATCCATTGACAGTTCGAACAACATTTCCATAAACCGTAGATCCTGAAACATCCACAGTTTTTCCTGTAAACCGAACCTCATTGCTAAATGTAATGCTACCAGTAAATCCAGCGTTACCGGGAACCGATGCGGGTAAAGATAGACCCACTGTCGCAATGCCAGAGGCATCAATCGCAACGGTAATACCACTTCCGGGTGTAACTCCGTAAACTTCAACAGGGTTTAAAGTTTCAACAATTTCATTAGTTTTATCAAACCAACTTCTAAAGTTGTCAGATAGTGAAAGTGTGCTTAGGTTTGTAAATGCGTTTCCAGCCATTTAAGTTTCCTGTTAGATCTTAATTATGTATCGAGTTACCACATACGGAGGCATTTGTTCGAGAGTGATTGCAGTGGGTTGATTATCTACAATGTTTCCTTTTGCTCCGGTAACCAAGTCACCTTGTTCCAAGAAGGAATTTGTACCGGGGAAGTTTGTTGTTGCCCTGCCACCAGTAGCAGATGTTGGAAGCACTGTAATATCAAATGCATCGATGGTTTGTTCAAGAGAGTCCGGTCTAAATCTTGCGTCACTACCCTCAAGTCCTTGAATTTCATCTTGAATACAATTTTGCGTGTCACAAGTAACTATGAAGGGAAGTCTTCTTCCGTCAGGGTTGGGTGGGTCATTACCCGCTCCCCTACCAGCCCTTGGAGAGATAAGACCTGTGTGTTGGTGCATTGCAACCCCAGTGATACCACCAGTGTTACCCAAGACTTTATTAGCACCACCAAATCCAGCATCACCACTCGGTGTCACGGATCTATCTTCACCAACCGGCATTCTTCCTTGTAAGTTTGGAACTTGGAATTGTGTGGCACTATCAATACCGCTGTCAGTATTGTAAGGGTTATTTTCTCCACCAAGTGCATTGTAAAGATTCAAGAATTCATCTTTATTATAAATTGTGCCATCACATAACAAGAAACCCTCTGGTGCTGTGAAAGTGCCAGCGTACGGGAAAATAGAACCACTAGGCACAATTGTTTGGAAGAACTGTGCCTCTGATTTACGTCCCAAAGGAACTGCGTCAATGGAAGCAATTTCAGGAAGATCTTTTCTATTTGTGTTATTTGATAAAACAAGTTTGAGTTGATACTCTGTAAACAATCCAGTGTCCGAAACGGCACTACCATCAGCGATAGGTGCAGCAAAGTTGTTAATAACAGTTTCAACATCACCGTTCGTGTTTACAGTTGAAATCACAGTTGATGGACTAACAAGTTCAACGTAAGGTTGCTGATCAAGAGATCCTGATGAATCAGTCCCTTTAAATTTACCAAACACTTTAGTGACCACACCAGATGGGAACTTACCCTTGATTCGAACATTTAAGTTGGCAGCGGGGGCTGGCAGAGTGACAATTTTCGAATAGTATCTGGAGATAGAAGATGACAAGTTATCATTTGAAAGAGTATTTAATGTAACTTCATTTGCATCTACAAAAGAAACTTTATTTGAAATCAACAACGGCATAACTTGAGCCGTGTCGATAATATTTGACGAACGATCAGTTGGAGTCCAGCGGAATCGAACGCTAGTTGGTGAAGTGCCAAACTGATTTTCAAAACGTCTTGTGGCATTGACCGGACCAAACCCAACTCCACCGATGGGGGGAAGTGATGCTTCAAGTTTATTGGAAGAAATCAATTGTTTTGACGATGCAACATAACTCGTATTGAAGACTAGATCTGCCGTGACGCTAGTGAAGTTGTAGTCAAGCAATGAGTTTGATTCCTCAAACGCTGCTCTCTCCATCACAAGACTCAAACTATAATCAAACAGTTCAGTGACCTGACCAGTGTTGGATGGTTGGAACAATCTTTGCAATGCACCGCCATTTCCTTGAGTGAAAACTTTATTCACTGTCCAAAGTTTGTAATTAATATCATTCGAAGAGAAACTAACGGAATAGGTTCCGGGCGAAAGATAAATTGGCGAACCTGTTCCGGGTGTCCCCGTTTCACAGAAATTGAAAGTTGTCAGTTTATCATTTAAGGTATCACCGGGATTGTAGGTATTTACATCCTCTGGTCTAAGGTAAACCTCAGAGCAAGGCATCAAGTAATTTCTCCTTGGATACCCAAATGTATCAACAGGTCTAATCTCACATTTAATCACACCACCACTGTCATCTGGTTTTTCTGAAAACAAAACTTTGATGTTTTTCAGAACCATGCCATCGGGGAAAGTGCTTTGATCAACAGTAAAAGTTTGTGAAACAGGAGTGAGTGCATTCAACACAGGAGCAGACTCGCTACCGACAAGATCAGTATACTCTGCGTTGAGTGTTGAGTTGCTAGAGGAGGAGTCTCTTCTTCTAATCAGAGGACGGAATGTGTTGACTCCAGCCTCATTTGTGTCCAATGCACCAGTGGCATAGAAGATAGCATCAGCAGAGGTGGTTGCAAGATTTAAGTTATTATCAGCGTTGTCCATCACTCTAACAACTTTTTCACCTGTAAGATAAGTGTCAGTTGGAATTGATAAACTAAATGTGAATGCACCAGTCGTGCCAACACTGTATCCCGTGGTTGTCCCGGTCAACTCATCGTCAAAGTAAAGATACGCTGTTGAATTGGGACGCATGCCCTCAACAGTTCCGTCAATAGTTACCGCACGCATGTAAGGTACAATCGAAAGATCAATAATTTTATTTGCGAGTTGTCTAGTAATTTTTTGTGAAAGGTTTCTTCTCACATATGTTGATCTTGGAGCAACGACATAACTTCTAAAGTCTGGATCGCTTTGTTGAGTGATGTTTTCTTCTTCAATCTCTCGTCCAAACCAGATGCTCTCCCAATCTTTCCACTGAGTGCCAAAGCCAAACTTTTTACCCTCAACACCACTGGGGGCGGAGATGCCTTTTTTCCAAGCATTATTTTCGCCACTTGTATTAACGATAACCTTTGCCTTTTGCGTGTCACTCCAATAGCGATCACAGAATGGATCAAGTTTTACAGAACCGAGGTAGTCGGTGACCCCGAATCTATTCACATCAACTGTGATTCCTTGTGTGATGGGATCAATATCAGTGTTTGAGACAAATGTAATATTACCAGTGGTGTGTCTGGATGTTATGATTTCACCATAAGGACTAACAAATCTACTAAGGTTTGCACTTTGAGTCGCGTCATACGAAACGCCCATTGGCTTAGTGGTGAACGCTGGTCTGATGGTATTTGTGATCGGATCAATTGAAACGTTATGTTGAATCTTAGTGACATCACTATTGCCGTGTCCAATCAAATCATCAGCAAAAACTCCATCGTCAAACGCCTCTGATCCGGGGAACAATCCGACAGCCGATGCAATCGCTCTATTTTGTAGTGCTGTTCTGTAATTGAATTCGTTATCACTAAATGTAGCCTGCTCAATATTACCAATATCTGACATCGTATATCTTTGATTATTGATATACGATGCATTTACATCATCAGTAGACAAAGTGAAGGCAGGAATGCCAACACGATAAAGTTCAAGATCATCTTCTGCGACAGTCGGTGCTGCTGGTTCAAAAGAACTTTCTCCACTCACCACACGAAGACTTCTATCCGACCCTAAGATAACACTGTCAACTCTGGATAGATATGTTTCATAAGAGACAAAGGGACTTTCAACAGCGTCCACCATGGGGACTGTGGATGTTTTGATATCTGGTGTTCCAGACACGGTTGAATCACCATATGAAAAATGTCCGGCTCGATTCAATCTTTGAGGTCTGTAGTCGAGAGCATCAAACAATCTAATTTTTTCACCGCTCTCAGGATCTAAGAAATCTGGTGAGAACTCTAGTCCTGCTGTGAGTCCAGAGTCAACATAACTTTGTTTCGTAAACGGTCCACCGCTTCCATATGCATGTGTAAATTTATTGCAGGTGACAACTAAGGAGTTTGCAGTCGTATCAACATCCTCACCTTGTTTAAGAATAACTCTACCAAAATCATATCGATCAATTTTTTGTCCATTATCAAAATCAAATTTAGATGTGACATCAACACCACCCTGAGTGATGGAAAGGATTTCGTAAATATCAACTACTCCCAAATCCCCAACACCGTTTGCAAGAGTGACACCTGTGATTTCCGAATCTCTAACTAAAGTTTTCTTTCGAATATTTTGATCGGTCACTGTGCTTTTATATTTCATAGGCACAGTTGCAACAACTCTCGCACCACTACCACAGTTTGCAAGCGTAAGCGTACCTGCATCATTATCTGGATTGGTTGGGGATGAGAGATCAATTGACACTCTGGTTGCTGCATCACTACCAGTTGCGGCAAATGCGAGAATGTTACTTTCGAAGAAGTCATTATCACCGCCACCAGTGACAACAAAGTTTCCACTCGCATCAGCAGTGCCAGCAAAAGTTTTCACCACTGTGAAAAGAGAATCATGATCTTCACCAGCGATTGATTCAATCGGTCCACCCTTTGGTAAAGAGAAAATTTGTCTATTATTCGTAAGCCGTTTGATCGACACATCACCTGCCGCTGTAAATCCAAACACGGTGTGATCAACCACTGGAGTAGACGATGGATTTTCTAAGTTATCAATTGATGTATCTTGGATAAACCTAGCATCAGAAAGTTTGAAAAGTTCTCCAGTGCTAGTGTTAGTCTGCATTCTAACGTTGAAGAAGTAAATACGGACTGATGTAGAGGTCGTGCCGGGACGAACCATACGAACATTTAATGTTCCAATGAATTCATTATCTGAATTGAAAATTGATAAGGGTTTACCATCTGCGACCGTTTCAGTGTTTGAGTCAAATTTGTGGAATCTAGTATTAGTGGCATCAAAAATTTCGAAGAACGAACCCTCTGGAGTGTCAATGCCAAGTCTGTCAATGTTTGTAGTTTCTCTCGCTTTGTCAAAAATTAAATTACTATTTGCGATTGTCTCAAACTCATAACCATTGACATATGCTTTGCCGGGAGACAAAACACCGACAAACTTTGTTTCGTCATCCGGGGAGAAAACATCAGAGTAATCTTTAGAAACGAAAGTAAATGGGTTAACTGTGTAGTTACCAGACTCATCAAATGTTCTTCGAGCAAGAGTTTTTTCCAACTCAGCATAGTCAGCAGTCTTGACTCTTTTGACTGTCGTGCCACCGTTGACTCTGACGAGTTCAACATAATCTGATGTTGTGCCATCAATCACAAGTCCACCTGCGTCAGCATTAGATCCGGTCAAACCCCTCTGAACAAGAGTGGGAGTAATTACAAATCTATCAGCACCGGGAGCGTTGTAATTGTTAAAACCAAAAGCAGGATCATTCAAACTTGCATCTTGGTTAGCGTTTACTGTTGTCTTTACAATATCAAATCCAATTGATGCATCTGGCTCAACAAAGTTTCTATAACCACCAGTCGAGGAGTATGCTGCAAACTGTTGAGCATCATTTAAAACAAAATGACCGTCAAGGAAGTAATAACCCTCATTGACCGTCACGAAGTTTGTCGCGGTTCCGATTGAGGCATCAGTGGTTGTGGTAGTTGCAATACCAAAAGTCAAGCCAAGATTGTTGTCTCCGGTGGTTGACAAGACTGGCTGGGAGGTGGTGAATCCACCACTTGTATTATATTCAATAAACAAAACTTGGTGTGGATCGTTCGTGAATCCATCGGCTGCTAGTGGTTGGTCAAAAGCACCAATGATTGTGGCAAGGGTAGTTGAACCATCTCTTTCAGTATCGTCTGTGATTCTTTGACCAATGATTGAGGATAAGTTTTCAGCAGAAATTAGATTAGTATTATCAAGTCTAATGAACGAGGTAGAAGAAACAGAAACTTCTCCGCCAAGAATGACTGAGCCATTTTCAAAAATATGCTTACCGAATCTTTCAATTTGATTTTGTAAAATTGATTGAACTTGTGAGAGTTCCCGCGACTGAACTGGCAGTCCGGGCTTGAAAAGAATTTTGGCAAACTTCTTTTGGGGTTCAAAGTCATCGTAATAGGGAGATCTTCCCATGATCTCTGGATCAAATGCACTTGTTTCTGAATTTTTGCCAATACTCATGTTTACTCCTTAGAACTCAATTACTAACTCAACAACATCGTCTGAACTTTGGTTGCGAGACACAGCGGTTATACCATCTATGTATAACAAATTACCTGAATTTAAATCTAATTCCGGTCCAGAAATATTCTGAACAGTGACTCCACCAACATTGCCCCCACAAGTCACAATTTCTGAGGGAGTGAAAGATAAGGTTCCAGAACCGAATCCTTTTTGAACATTAGTGACATACATTGTTGCCCCGTTTGCTGCTGATGGGTGAAGTCGAACTTCCGAAATTGTTCCCGTGGATAAACTAGCACCAGTGATAGAAGTATCGATAAGAGGAAGTGAATTTCCTGTGGAATTGTTATATGAAATTCCAATTTCGTGTGTGCATCTCCAATCAGACTTGATCACTGTCAAAGAACTATCTAAAGTTCTTGTTCGAACATGTTTCAAGTTACCACCCTGCGATGCTAAAGTTGATCCAACTGTTTGAAGATTTTGAATTACTTCGTCAGTGGTAAATCCACCAGAACATCCTTTGATATTTTTGATTGTTAACGTACCCGATGACTCGCCATCTCTTCGCACACTTATGACTCGACCAAACGAGTTGTTAGTGTTACCGAAAATAAAGTCATTACTAAAATCGGATACAAAAGTTTTTGACAATTGCCCGGATGCAGGTTTAACGTCAACCACTGTGCTAGTAAAATTATCAAAACCTGCACTCAGTCCAGTATTTGAGTAACTAATACCAACCGAGGGTGATCCCCAAATACCAACTTCATTATAATCATTTCCAATCATTGCATTTGCGTTTTCATCACCCTCAATTTTCACGCGAAGTTTAACATTAACAGGGAGCAACTCACTTACGGGATCTTTTCCTAAAGCATCGAAAATTCTTGGTGCGAGTGTTGGAGCGGTTCCAGAATCTTTTGCCGTCCCAATTACTGCTGTGACGTTGGAGTAGTTAGAACCAACATCTGTTACGACAACCTCTCTTGCTGTAAAATCTGTATTCACTTCAACATATGCTGTCGCACCACTACCATCACCAGTAAAATCTACTAAAGGTAAAATTTCATATTTGTCACCAACATCAGGTGTAGCACCTGTGATAGAACCATAAATGATTTGGTTATCAGCACCAACGTAATCTGTGATTTCTGCGACAATTCCAATAGCGTTTCCGTCAACAAATCGCACAGCGTAGCCGTTATAATAATCATCAGACGCATTTGCAATACCGCCACCAAGAACAGCACTCGTTTTACCAGCAGAAAGTAAAGTTCTATCTGGATTTGAAAGAATTGATTTACCATAAACAGCAGTGTTTGTTCCAGTGATACCTACGGATCTAATCGTCCCATTCAAAGCATCAGTGATTGCCGCATATTGTGAAAAGTATTGACTTTGTTTAGCCGACTCCCCGTACGCTGTGACAAGTCCAGAATAGTATGGTAATGTTTCAATCGGAATGTAATCATCGTCAATAAATTTTTGATTTGCACTACTGACCGTAAAAATATATCTCCACTCATATCCATCAGAAAAAACTTCTGGATCGGGTGCAGTTGTATTAGGAATATTTACGGAAGATCCCTCTCCCTTCTTGAAACAAACGTACACACTAGAGTTTGCCTCATTGTAAACATAATAGTTTTTTGTAGTCATATCTAAGGACGGGTCGTATTCATCATATGAAGTTCCGCTCGTCCAGTTGACTCTAGGAATTAAAAGAGAAACGTCATCGGGGGTGATCAATTTTGCAAACAAAATATTCTTTCTTGTTGCATCATCATTCTGCTCTGTTCTTGTAGACTGAGCATCACCGAGAACTCTACCAATAAAAATAAAGGAGTTTTCATCTCTGAAAGCATCAAAAGATTTTACATATCTTTTTGCCAGATCAGTTTTGAATTGTTGGTCAATTGTAACGGTAGCCATTTGCTCTCCTTATTTGGTTCTCATGTTATCTGTGAAGTCTTGAATATTTATGTGTTGCATAGCAATGTCTGTGGTCACCGATGTATCACTAATAAAGTTAATGCCGCCAGTCCCCGCGATAAATCTCTCAGCCCCACTTTCAAGTGCAATCATTTTAATTTTTGCACCAGTTTGATTATATTCATTTGTAAATTCGCCACTGATAACGTCAATTGCTATTGTCTCACTAAACGTGACACCACTGGTGTCTTGTGCAGAGACACTTACTGATGGTGAACTAAGTTCAAGTCCAAATCCACCAGTTGCAGATGATTCAATACTCGCAACGCTGGATAAATTAGAACTAGAGATTGTGGAAAGTTGAGCGATTGTTGAACCAACGATTGTTCCGATTGCAGTTGTCATGTTTGTGTCGCGTTGAACGACAGTATTACCAATTGTGAATCCTGCGGTAAGAGATCCGCTCACACCCACCGTTGTTTCTGTAAAGAATCTAATTCTTCTTAGCGTTTGAATGCTACTTGTAATACCGTTAACAAGATTTTTTGGATGTCTGTAAATATTCCAATGATCTGCCGTGGTAGAGTCAGTGCCACCAATCATTACTAATTGGTCAATGTTTTCTACCGTGTAACCTACAAGGGTAGTGCCTGCTGTCACACCATCAAAGGTGAAACCATATGCCTCTGGGTTCAAAGTGCCAGCGGATATGCTACCCATCGCTCCGGGTGTGAAGCCAGCAGTTTTTGGATCATGGGTTACAGCGGAACCTGATGAAAATGTTCCAAGAGATGCAAGTGTAAGTCCGTTATATCCGGTTGGATAGTAGTCCGCAAAGGTTGTACCATAAGTTTCACCACGAAAGTCAGCGGTCATGTTAAATGTGGCTGGAGTGTAGTTACCAATCTTTGCATTTACTACAAGATTATCATTTGTGATTGAACTATATTTTGCACCAGCCGTGGCACTAATGTTGAATAATCCTCTTGTGGATTTAATCTTTGTTGCTGCTGCACTGACACCACTCGAAAAAAGCAAAGAAACTGTGCCAAAAGTGAAAGGATCTGGAAGAGAGATGCCACTGGGCGTAAACCGAACGACCTCCGCTGTGGCAGACGCATTACCATTTGCCAGCAACAGGTTGATGGTGTCACCACGTTGAAAATTACCTGTGCCTTCAAGAGTTTCAATAATTTCGTAATCAGCGTCACTTTCTGGTGGTCTAAAGTCAAAGGTTGTTGCGTTGAAGGTTCTCTTGATAAGATGCTCTGAGAAAAATTTAGTGCCAGCGGGGTGACAAACTTTTCTAAGAATATCTGCATAGTCAGACAACTGTTTTTCTGCCCGAACAATGTAAGAGTGGGTTTGGTATTTGTTGTTGTCGGGCAGTCTAGACTCAGAAGACAGCAAAGACTTATCACTTAAAAATTTCTTTCGATCTTGCGAGACTGCTTTATTACCAATCACATCGAGTGAGGAGCCAGTGCCATTTGTATTAATAGTCGCAGTGTAAGTTTCTCTTTCCAGAAAAATAGATCTTGAGTCAATCGGAGCAACGCTTTCAATATCACCGCTTCGTCCGACTGCGGAGACAAAAGTAGTTGCGACTAAATTGCCTGATGAATCTGTGATCGAGATGGTATCATTGATCGCGTGTCCAGATCCAGACAGTCCAACATCCACAGATGAAATTAATGGTAAACAAGTTTCATAAAATGTGGTGGAGCCTTTTGAGAATTCTATTTCTTTATTAGGAATGAACGTTCCGCTAATATCTTTAAGTTTAATAGTGCAAGTTTTCAAACCATTATTTTGACTTAAATCAAAATCATCAATAAAGGCAGAGCAAATCTCTCCAGAAAATCTTGATGTAATTTTTTGACTTACTCGACCACCAATAACTCCTTCAAAGTCTGCGGGTAAACTCACTCTGGTTGTTTTCAGTATTCTCTCAATATCAATATTGGAGTCTGAGAGTGTTAACAGTAAATCTTTTGGATACGATACCGATGCCTCAACACCAAAGACAAGTTTGAAAAGAAAGTTGATCGACTCACTGTCACCTTTTCTTCCATACAAATCCTTTGCAATTTTCACCAACTTCTCAGTGGACATCCCAGATGTTACTTCATTGAAACCGTAAAGATACTCGCTTTTGAAAAAGTCTAGAAAGTTTGAAAGAGTTTGATCGATGTCGATGTATGTCGCCATCCGAACAGCCTCGGCTCTTGGATTTCCAAACTCCTCAGCCCATTCAAAATAAGTCTTTAAAAATTCAATAAAAAGCGGATATTCTTCACTAATGTAACTTGGCAACACATCATTCATCAACACCGAAACTCTCTCGTCCACTGAGAGAGTGATGCCGTCACCCTCAACCACACCTTGTAGTGGTGGTGGTTGAACAAGACCTAAAAGAATGCCTGCATTTTCAAGACTCAATCCACTAGACATCAATAACCTCCATAACCGCCACCGCCTCCGCCACCACCACTAGAAGTTGTGGATGATGATGTGCTTGCTGATGAGGTTGACGTTGAAGATGTGCTTGTGCTGGTTCCCGATGAGGAACTTACTTGACTTGGTGTGTAAGATGTAGCCTGTGAAAGTGTCTGAACGCTAACAGCGTTTGCCAATGCATCCGTATTATCATAAACAATAACTTTATCTCTAACAGAGGTCAAAACATCTCCGCCAAACTTAGCCCTAATTTTGATAGTGCCTAAAGCACCAACTGTGTTGAGTCGTGCAACGTTAAGACTAATTACCCCAGTTGAGTAGTCAACTGTTCCAAAATTAGTTACCAAATTATCAGATGAATCTGAAGTTTCAAAAAGATTAATATTACCAAAACCATCATCTCTGATTCTAACAGTTTTGAATTCACTTCCATCAAGATATAAAAAATCTTCACTACTAACTACAATTTCATGACCATCATGGGGATGGAAGATTGGATTTGCAAAATCAATTGAGTAGTCTAGTGCTACATCAGAAACAGGAGTTATTCTTCGCTCCATTTCAATGTTGGTATTTACTGAGATTATTGATTCAATGTTATCTGATAAATCTTTTTCTATTGCAGATGACGCAAGGAAAGTATCATAGTCATCTGTGTTATCTAAAACATAAACAGATAAAGTGTTTCGCACTAAAGTAGACAAAGAATTTGAGGTAAGTGTAGTTTTGTTTACATCGTAAACCACGCGAGTGTTAAATCTAGCGTATGTAATTTCAGGATCAATCACAACTGGATTGATCGTCACAGGACATCTATCTTTGAGGAATGACACAACATTATTTTTGAAATCAGTTGTTGTAATCGTGTTTGCCACTGGCTTGAAAGAGATGATGACACTTCCATACTGAGGGGGAGAGGCATCTTCACCACCGTAGACAAAAACAGAAGAGAACCCAGAAAAGTTTGACTCAATCAAAGTTTTAAAATCTTCTCTTGTCACAGCCCTATTTTGCATGGAGTAAGACCTTGGTGCTAATCTTCTAATGCTATCAATTCCTTGTGGTAAAGCACCACCTGATGCATGACTTACGACATCCACCGTATTACCGCTGGCAAATCTGAAAGAGTTGACTCCAAGATCAGAATCAAAAATGCCAACGTTATTTGCAAGAGGACCGCTGGTGCTAAGATAACTAACTGTGACAACATTCCCTGCTGCAAGAGTAACACCAACAACTCCGTCACCAAAGTTTACAGAGTAGTTTCCGTTGTAGTCCTCCTCGACAAAATATGCTCGACTCCCGGCAGTCAGAGAGATAGCATCATTACCCTTCACCCAAGAATTTGTGATACCACTTGTATCTGTTGCAGACTCCTGAACGGTCACTTTGATGGTGGTGGTGTCAACAAACTTATCATCAATCTCAACTTTTTGATAATTTTCATTGTTTGGCACAACAATAGTTTTACTTTTTAAAGCACCCTCTTTGACGGAGAGATTCGAAATGTGAGGTGTGGTTCCTCCACTATCAGCAGTGAGAGAAATAGTTGCACTTTCTAAGTTTACAAAATTGTAATTTCTACCATTTACAGTTGTTGAAAAAATATTACCAACAGGAAGAACGCTTGAGTAACCAGCAGTCGATCCAAGAATCACATTTACGGACGCTGTAGGTGCTGAGTAGGATCTAGGAGTGTAACCAAGTGCCTTTGCATGAGAAACCACGGACGCTCTTTTTTTCGCAGTGTCAAGAAACATTTCGTTTGCTGCAAAGTTATTGTAGATGCCTTGATAATATGTGATGTATGCCAAAGTGTCAATCAGAGTTGACATCGCTGATCCTTCAAAATCGTAGTCTGTGAACGTATCTGAATTTGAAAGATATGTTTTGATGTTTTGTCTGACAACATCAAAATCTACTGAGTTGACGCTAAGGTTTTTTGCTGGCATTATCTAAGCCTCTCTAATTTGAAACTGGTGGTAATTGGTCGTGGATCATTTTTTAATCTAAATGTCAACTTAACTCCATAGCGACTGTTTGCTTCATCAGGATAGACCAGTAGATCAAGAATAACTGCTCTATTTTCATACAAATTGATTGACCTGCGAATCGAGTCGGTAATTTTTACAGTTGTGATCGGATCAACTTGGTCAAATAGTAAAGAACGAATTGATCCGCCAAAGTCTGGATTGAATTTTTTCTCACCTGATGAGGTAAGAAGAATATTTTTGATGGATCTAATCACAGCCTGTGCGTCAGTTTTTACCGACACATCCCCCGTTATGGGATTGCGAACAAACTCCATGTCTAAATCTGTAAACCTACTCATATTTGTATGTATCAGATATTGAACACCTTGTCAGCGACTATTTTTCCAAAACAAGGATCGGCAAGCATCGCTAAAATTGAAAACCCAAAAGTTGCTTTGACAAGATATTCTGTCGCAGCCAATACCAATGCTCTTTCATTATTGATCAGTTCTTCCACTGCGGTTTTTGCCACCATGACATTATCATATGCATCAACCAGATCTTGCAAATTTTGGGTCGAGGCGTTTAGAAAATTAATATTTCCATTAGAGTCTCTGGGTAGAAGATTAAGTGCGGTTCTAAAATCACCCTCAAGTGCAGCGTTGATACCATTTGTAAGATCTGTACCCGGACCCAAGACACTACCAAAAAATTGACTATAATTGTCAAGCAATTCATCAGTGTTTGACAATGAATTTACAGTATTATTGAAACCAGCAGCCAAAGATTGGATGGCAGAGATGCCGGGCATATCAGAGACACCACCGTTTTGGTCAAACCCATCTTTTGTTAAAGAAACACCACTAAGAATGTCACTCTGCTCTTGCATGAAGTTTGCCGTATTAGTCACACGATCTGATAGACTTGTGATAAATTGTGCTGCTGTTGGATTCTCACCACCAAATAAAGATAAATCCACACCGGGGATCGGAGTTCCGAGTTGAGTTCCATCCAGTGTCATAAAAACTGATCCAACTGCATTATCAACTTCTGTGATGATTTTTCCAACCTCAGCACCAACAGCATTTAAAGCATTTTGCACTGGATTAATAAAAAGTTCTCCAGAGATTGCTTTATTGATAATATCAAGAGCCTCGTCTGAAATAGGAAGTGCCGGAATATCACAACCTGAAAGATCTATAAAATCCTGATTGATGAGTGGAGCAATATTGATACCCTCTGGAAAAGCACTCATGGTCCCACCACAACCGAAGTAGCACATGTGGTGTTATCCACCTTATCGAGTAAATTATTAATATCTGTACCTCTTGTCATATTTAATCCTCCAACTAAGACTGATTGTGATCCCGTGATTATTTCACTAATAACTTTTTCGGGTGGATATGGTGAAACCATTGAACTAAGTCTTGAGGCTGGCTTGCCCTCAATCAAAACTGAGAGTTCACCAGTAAATATTTTACCAATGCCCTCCTTGCCGATTACATTAGTATCAACCGTAGCAGCAAATAAAGCCATCAGATTTCCACCCATGCGGATGTCACTCCGCTTGTGCTTCCGTCAGAAAGATAAACAAACAATCTTCCCGAGCCAGTGTTCAACCAATATTGTCCGATGTTTGCAACCGGAGGCACGAAGTTGCCAACAAATTTTGCGTCTGTTTGATTTGACCCACGGATACCACTTAAAATATTATCAGTGGTTATCGCTGTTCCTGAATTGATTGAGTTTTCAAAAGTAATGCCGCTTGGCTCGATGATTGGTCGAGTTGTTTTGAAATACTTTACAAAATCATTTTCGATATTATTTGCTTCGTCCAAAACACTTTGATCTGTTAGTGGTCTGGTGGACTCAAGATTAAATTTGAAGGGTCTTCTTTCTTTGTTACTTTCATAAAAGGAGCGAAGATTTTCTATTTCATCATTTGTTAAGTCAGGATGAACTTTGTTGATTTCTGCGTTTGTCATCGGTCTATTGATACCATGACCACCTTGTGTGATCATTTCGATAAAGTGATATCTTGCGGTTTTATTTGGAAAGGATGTGTAAACAGAATATTCAGGCTCATCTTTGAATTCAAAAAAATCAAAGCCTTTCGCTAAAATTATTTTGATGGAGCGTTCACCGTTCGCTGTAAGATCAACCACATTTTGAAAAGTAGGCATACAAAAACTCCTTAATCACTATTCAACTTGATCGGAAAACCACGAATCGAAGTGCTTAGTCCAGTAATATTTATTTTACCCAAAGCATTCAAATCAAAATCACCCAGCACAGAAATGGACAAATCATCTGATGCAGTTAGTCGAACGTTACCGTTTAAAATTAAACTTGTGTCACCATCAACTTGTACGTTTGCATTACCCTTGATGTGAACATCGTCATCACCTAGAATCGCTGTATAGTTTCTATTTACAACTTTTAATACTCTTTCGCCATCAGGTCCAAACTCCTCAAAAGTTCCGCTTCTGTGTTGAGTGTGTATTCTTTCCGCACCGGGAGTGTCATCAAACTCTTGAACGTGACCACTTTCCGTGAACCTTACATGATTGAATGGATACTCAGCGTCATATCTTGGTGCAGGCTCAGAGATTGATGCAAATGTAAACATCGACCCAAGATGTTGAGCCATCTCATCAAGATTTTGTTGTCTGTTGATAATTGGCAAACCACTATCACCTGACGCTAAAGTGTTTGTATCAGAGAAAACGTTTGGACCCTCTTTCAAAGGATACTTTCCGGTTGGATCTCTAAAACCACTATCATCATCATTCAGAGGAACACTCTCACCACCAATTGATCCTAAAATTACTGGCAGTTGTGCGTTCTCACCATCTCTGAAAAATCCAAAAACCCATGTGCCTTCAACAAGCCCAAGAGGTGTCGTGCCGATACCATTCATCGCTGCCGATGTAATTGGCTGAACTGGATGCGCCCAAGGTAAGTCTTGTGTTGGAAGATCAACTTTATTTTCTGTATGATATCCAAGACAACGAACTCGTACTCTACCCAATTGTTTAGGGTCGTTCCTATCTTCTACCACACCTTGCCACCAATGAAATTCATTTAACATTAAGCACCCACTCCCTCACTTGGTTGTAACTGAACTGTTGAAGATTCAGTTGTTTTGAAATTTTTACTTAAACCAAGTTTCATTCTATGACTTTTTGTAATAAAGTCAATGACATGTGTAACCGAGTCAACCAAGTATGTGGTTGATAACTGCTTGTCGGAAGAATTATCTTGAGAGGCAGTCGCAGGTGGTATAAGAATTTGCACAGTATTACCGGCTTCAATAAAATGCATACCAGAAGTGTTTACTTCCATGTAAGTATCCATGGATAATGCCTTCTCACTATGAACCAGTTGTTGAACATCCGCGTGTCCGAAGTTCCGTTCATCAATTTCTCCACTAAACCTTGACTTATTAAATCTACCCGAGGCTATGTCTTTTGTAAAAACTTTATGCACCCCATCACTCACCTCAGTGAATCTTGGAGAAATTTTGTTAGGATTGATGACAGGGTATCTACCGCTGATATTTCCCACATATCCCCTATTGTATGAAAAGTTACTTTTATAGTAAGTCTTATTTGTAATATCATAAACGTACATTGTTGACTGAAAAGCACCATCTCGGATTTGCATCGATCTTTTATGTGAGCCACCAATTTCGAAATCATCCATGTCGTAAATGTTCATAATTGGTCCGGGGTTGTATTGCGAATTGTATTGTGCATCGACTTGACTTTTTGTTAAAAGCATCAATGGTTTTTGCTCATACAAATATTGTCTGGGGGCTAATTTGAAACCTGTGTGTGTTTCCCAAAACACATAGCCTTGTTTTCCATTGCTTGTTTCAAGATCATGTGCGATCTCTTTAATTTTATACAAAGCCCTAGAAAACGGAAATGCAATTTTTAACTCTTCAGTTGTTTTGCCCGTGACCTTTAGGAAGTCATAATTATCATCAATCATTGTCAACGCTTTGTCTGCGGGCAGTCTCTCTAGAGAAATTTCCTTAAAGTTTGGCAGACTTGTCGTGACCATAGCCTTTCCAGATGTTGAGTCTCCTCCACTCCTGTCATAAAAATAATTGCTCGCAAGATTTTTAATAATATCAATTGCATTTCCACGAACCGACTGACTCTTTACACTGATGTCATTTAAAAATAAAGATGGACTTACAAGGTGTAATGCCTCAAACTGTGCCGTTTGTTTTGTTCCTCTTGTTTTTGATACAGTTTCGTATACCTTGAACACTACGGTGGCTGGTGTCTCGATAAGTTTTTCATCAACAAAGCCGCCCATACCATTTTGCATTCGTCTTGGCAAGGGTGTTCTATAACTTACAACCACATAGCAGGCTTCCGTAAAATCAATTATCTCAGAGAGTCTATTATTGTCTGTCAAAACTAAAAGACCAGTTTGAAAACAGTCAATCATATTTTCATAAATGATTAATTCTTTTACGAAGTCGCCACTATCCAGTTCAATAAGAGTGTCTGGTGTGTAAAGATAAATTGAGTTGATTACAACATCATCTTTCTTCTCATAAGATTTACGATTCAAGTTTGAAGTATCAGACATCGCTCAACAGTTTCCTCATTTCAAGTTCGACCTGCGAAACGATTGAAGGGTTGGGCAGTTTCAGTGTGCCACTGGTCATGTTTTTAGTAATTTCATAATCAGAATTTAGAACACGATATTGATTAACTGAGGTATTAGCCGTAATCAAAGACGTTGGTTCAGCGTATTCGAACAATTGAGTGTTTGATGCTTCTGCTTCGGTGTCTCCAATTTCAATTGTTCTATACTTTTCAAAAAGTTTTGATCTTGCGTCATAACTAGACAAATCTAGCGTGCCACTTGAGAATCCCAAAGAGTCAACCAAAAAGAGCAAACTTTCATCAGTAACACCACTTGAATATTGAGGAACATTCATTGTCTCGCCAGCACCATTTTCCATTGTACCGGAAACAATTAAACTTTTTCCGTTTGCATTTTTGCCAAAAACCATTTCTCCATCACGAATAAATTCTCCTGAAATAGATGCATGATAAAGTGCGGTCACTCCTACCGGACTTCTAGCATCAACAGAAAACAATATGTTACTATTTTGATCATATGATATCACGATTGTCGAAAAAATTCCATCTTGCAAATCATAAACGTATGTGTCATCCGTCACTGTGCCTTGTGATCCTGTTGTGCTGGTGGGACCAAAAAGATAACCATTTCCTTGAATCTTCGTATTACCGATTGAGGGGAATGTATCTTTATCAGGAGTTGATGCAATCATAAGTTTTGTGCCATTTGAATACATCCCCCAATCTTTAGTTGAAAGCACTCTTCTCATGTTTGATGTGTGGTACTCATCTCTTCTAGTAATCACTCCATCACTTGGAAAACCATCATATGTGACTGACCCACCAACCTCAAAATTTTCTAGTGGCTTAAATTTAAAAATTATGCTGCCTTGTGTTGCCCCTAAACCAGTGAAGGTGTAACTCGCTGATGTGTTTCCGACCTTTAGTGATGAGACACCGCCAAAGAAGTCTGTGAAATCAAAAGAGCAAGAATTGTTATCGCCTGTTGACGCAGACAAAGCATTTGCACCAAGCACTTTCTCTGTTGATTCATAGAGATATTTGTGAAGAAGCGTGTCGCTGAACAAAGTTGTATTTTTAAGTCCATCAGTTGTCGAACTGGTAACACCAAGAGATAGTTGAGTGCCATTCGTATCAGGAATTGTACCAAGAGGGTCTAAGTGAGGTGTAGTCACTCCCAATCCAAAGTGGTGCAATGATGATCGACCATTTTCATCAACCCTAGCGATGTTAGCATTTAAGATTTCGGTGTCGGTTCGAATTATTGCAATGTCATCACTCTTCTTAAAAGTTCCGACTTGTTCATAGAGTTGTATTTTTGAAAGATTTTTATCATAATGCTTGACAAAAGCATAGTTGTTTTCATCATATGAAACATTGCCTGTGTCTCCCTCTCTACGCATCACAAGATCACCGGACTTGATTTCATCATTAGTCACACTAAATGGAAAAGAAAAACCTCTCTCCGTAATAAAAATTGATTGTCCATCATATTTTTTATTGATGAAGTTGTCCATTGAAATTGTATTGAGTGATGAATCATACATCGGGTCAATCATTTCATTAAACATCATGAGCAACCAACTTAAATCTTCTCGTCCATACAAATCTAGAGCGATTGACTCAAGGGTATCTGAGTCTTTCATTTTATATGTCGTGTACGCACGATCTTGTTCAATAGACTCATTTGTGAAGACTGCTTGACGCAAAATGTTTTTTACGTTGACAATATTATCTTTAACTAAAGTTTCAGTATTAGGAAAATTTTTAAAATACATTTTAGAATCCTTGCATGACGAATTGCTTGTTGATCATGATTGCTTGTGTGAATGAAACATTCATATTAACTTGAACAGGAGTGCCATCGACAAAGAATGCAGACTTGGGGTTTGGTGAGTAGTTTGTGTCAATCGCTGTGACGAAACACCTACCGAGTTTTGGCAACTCTGTGTTCTCTACTAAGGTTACCTCATCTTTTAAACCAACCAAGTCTTTTGCAACATCAGGGATCAGATCAAGTAGTTCATCGGGAATATCTTTAGCGAATCCTTTGAACTGACCAAGATTAAAGTTATCTAAAACCTCATCCCTGTTATCGAGAGTTGTCACATCTTTGAACTCACTTGATCCATCTCTACCAAAGGTATCTTTAGCCGTGACATCACCAAGTAAAGTCGTTCGATAAAATTTGATTTCAACTTCATGGGGTGCAAGATAGTTTAGTGTGCTAGGTGCAAGTTGTGGAACAGAGTGAAATCTAAATGATTGAATAATATTTTGCATCATCACAGCCTCTCTCTTGCTGGTCGGAGCAAAAGTAAAGTTCATAGTGAAAGTTTTACGATTCATACCTGAGAACATTGATTCATTTTTTGGATTGGAAACTACACCAAACTGTCCTCGCAAACCATTATACAAATCTAGGTTGATACCAGTTCTGTCTTCTACTGCCCTGCCAATTTTGTCAGATGCCACACTAAGAAATCCTTGCTTGATTCCCTGTGCCACTGCTGTCACATTTCCTGCGGCTGCCTCATATGCGTTTCTTAAAAAGTTTTGACTTTCATCCTCGTATGAGATGTTGTCGGAGAAAGACAACTGCGTTGGAACGTACATGAAAACTCTGTCTTTTGTTGACTCAGAGGCTCTACTAATTCTAACGTCTTTGTATCTTGAAAGTGTGTCTAAGTCCACTTGTCTTTGACTTACAACAACTTCATCACCCGTGACTGGATCAACGAATAAATTAGCATTACCACCGGGCAAGCCCTCTGTTGAATAAAAATTACTTTTGTATTTTTCAAACACATCTGGTGTGACTTCATACGGATCAACTCCCGCCACTCCCGGTGTGACAGTGTAAACTTTTTCTGTTTCAGACAAGGGACCATACGCATAATTATTTTCAACAAGGCTTTGATTTCTAAATTTAACTTGCGACATCTCACTTGCATCAACTGAGAAAGCGTTAGCAATACCAGCAACTCCTGAAACGGCAAGAGGTAAAAAGTTATCTTTATTAATAATGTTGTTTTCAAGTAAGTTTTCGAAATCTTTCTTAAAAAATTCAAAAGAAACAACAGAGGGAATCTTTGACAAATCACCTTCAAGAGCATCAAGAGGATATCTCATATCTCTCTCAATATTCTCCTCTCCTAAAATTTCACCACGATCACTAAACTTGGCAGACCCCATCTCAGTTGAAGCCTCAAGTGCAAGCCTCCCAGCCTCATTTAAGAAACTGCCTAATTTTTCTCCAACCTCCGTCTGGACTCCAGAACCCTCTCTAGCGAGTGCGCGTGCGCGTGCTTTACCCTCGGCATCTGCTTTTGCCTCTGCCTGTGCCATGGTATCTTGACCGGCAAAGCGATTACTACTAGCCGAAGTTGAATCTGGAACATCACCTTGTTGTAGCGGTGTGCCAATATTAGGAACTGGCAATTCTGCACTCTGATTTGGATTATTAAATCTTTGGAAATACTCTTGCAAGAATGCGTTTGATGCCGGTCCCGCAAGAGATATATTTGCCGCTGGAGGATTGATTGGAGATAATCCTGTCTCTGCTATGAAACCCTGTATGTTCCCACTATTAATCGCTTGCTGAATCTGCGCTTGCGAAAAGGCTGAAATGTCATAGACTGTGCCATCGATAGTGAGTGTGCGTGTTTCCTCATTCAAAAATGCCATTTTTTTCTCCTAAATATATGTATGGCTTACCGTGGTAAATACAAACCCAAGAATCCAAACAAATATGTTGGTGATCCAACAAAAATAAATTACCGATCCTTATGGGAAAGAAAGTGTATGCTCACGTTTGATGATAATCCAAACATAATCAAATGGGCATCAGAAGAGATCGCCATACCGTATTTATCACCTGTTGATAGAAAGCGTCACAGATATTATCCAGACTTTATGGTTGAACTTAAGAACAAAGAAGGCAAAGTTGAAACAATCATGATTGAAGTAAAACCAAAAAAACAAACGGAGCCACCAAAGCCTAGAAAAAGAAAATCAGTGACTTATCTCAACGAGGCAAAAACATACGCCATCAATCAGGCAAAGTGGGCTGCTGCTCAAGCCCTATGTGATCGTAAAGGCTGGACATTCAGAATCATGACGGAGAAAGAAATCTATGGCAAGTAATCCAGAACTATCGCTCACCGTTGATTTTTTCAAAGATTTGGTTCCAATGTTTTCAAATCAAATTCCATCAATTAAAGATCTCAAAAATCAATTGATTCTTGAAACAACAGCACAGATGCCTTCACAACTTGGTAGGTGTTATGTTTTTGGATATAGCAATCCAAAAGGTTATGAAAAAGGTGGCAGACTAAAGTATCATCATATTTTTCCTGCATCAATCATGATTGGAGAGGAGGGTGGAGACATGATCGGTATCAATCCGTATTACATACCACCCAGAGTCAGAGTCAAAGTTATAGACTTTTTCTTGAATAATTTGACAACAAATAAAAATATTGATGCTAATGACAGAACTGTTGTAATTTATCAAAAAATAAAAGATACCGCTCTTGGAGAGGCAATGAAGCCTGCGATTAAAAGGTATATCAAATCGAGGATTAGTTCACGGGTTGTAAGACTTTCTCCCCGTCTTTGGATAGACATGTATCTTGGTCAGACATCAGCAAAGATGAACAAATTGTTTAGAGGGGCAAGTGTTTCAGAAGTTTACAAAGATTACCGAGTAAAGTTTCTTAGAAACTACTAAATAAAGATATGGCAGAAGGATTATCAATCACTAATTTTCTCTCTTCGTTGAGCAAGCGAGGATACCAACGAGGCAACAAGTATTTTGTTACCTTTCAATCTATCCCTATGACATTTTCCTCTGCGATTAGAAACAATGGATTTTTGCGAAGAGACTTTAACAGGGAATTCAACTCTCGGGTGCAGTCAGTTGAAGTACCGTCCTTAGCAACTCTAACCTCCGATATCTCAGATCAAAGTGCGCATGCGTATAAACATGTCTATGGTTTTAATATCAGTGACTCTTTGAGTCTCAGGCTTCTCTCAGATGCATCCAATCGTTTCTATTCAGTGTTCCAAGATTGGCTTGAACTTACCACAGGTACGGTGAGTGCAGGACAGATTCCATATCGTGATACCCTTGAATGTGACTTGGCGATTATTGGCTTAGATGATCAAGAAAGGGCGAGACACGGATTCTTGGTAAGAAACGCTATCCTAAGTTCGGTGTCAAATGGAAGTTTCGCTGACTCAGATGAGGGTGCAGGGCTTATGTCGTTCGATGTTGTTTTGAATCCAAGAAGCATGGATAGATTAAACTCAGTGGAAGCAGCGACTATTTTTAGATCAAACATTTAATATGAAAGGTTATCATGCAATTACCAAAAATTAAGACTCCTGAATATGTGATTGAATTACCAATCTCAAAACAAAAAGTAACTTATAGACCCTTCTTAGTCAAAGAAGAAAAAATGTTCATGATGCTCAAAGAGGCAAAGGATCAGAACCTTCTCGTAAATAACTTAAAAAAGATTGTTGAGCAATGTATTATTGATGGTCCTAAGATTGATGATATTAGTTACAACGATTTTGAAATTCTATTTTTGAGCATGAGAGTTAGATCGATGGGTGAGTCTGTTGATCTTTCGCTTAAATGTAAATCTTGTGGAAAGCAATCGCCCGTGTCAATTAATCTTGATGATGTTTGCGAAACCACTAAAAAGTCAGATATCGGTGAGGCAAGGATTATGCTGAACGAAGAGGTTGGTGTTACTTGCACACCGATCAAGATGTCAAGAATGGGACAGGCTGCCTCGCTCACAGAGAAAGACAATGTAAACTCAGTGGCATTTTTTATTGATAAAGTTTTTACGAAAGATCAAATTTATACTTTTTCTGAGATGCCATTCTCCGAGCAAAAGGCTTTTGTTGATTCTTTGAGTATGAAGCACATCACTGAAATCACACAGTATGCTGAAAAATTACCAACTGCCTCTTGTGAGGTAAACTATACCTGTGCAAGTTGTGGTGCGAAGAATAATCAACTTGTCAAAGGACTGGAGAATTTTTTTATGTAAGCATGTGTCATGATAACCTTGAGGGACACATGCGTTCAAACTACATACTTTGCACAAGAATGAATATGAGTTTGGGTGATATTGAAGATTTACTCCCTTGGGAGAAAACAACTTACTTCTACATGATTATGGAGCAACTAAAACAAGAACAGGAAGGTTTTAAGCGAAGTGGCAGATCCTAGTGATAACAGTTTCATCGGACCAAGACCAATAGCAGGTCCATCACCAGTTCCGACTGGTGGTGCTGATGTCCCATTCCGTGAGATTGTTGAGGCTTTGCAGGCTGAACAGTCACAAGAAGAAAACATCCTACAGATTAGAGATAATGTTACTACTGACATTGTTCCAGATTTAAATGAACTTGTATCTTTAAATAAAACTTCATCACGCGACTTGCTGGAAGCAGAAGAGGAGCGTGCCGAAGAGGTAAAAGACGTTGAAAAAACTTTGTTTGATAAACTTGGTGATAGGATTACGGGTGCGATTGACCTCGTAAGAAACACCATTCCCAGCCCTCTTAGTATTGCCTTTGCAAACAGAATGGCTGATGTGTTATCTGTGCTTGGCTTGGCTGCTATTCCTGCCATATTAATAAGAGGATTCAAAATTGATAAAGAGATTGCAGCCATCGGAACAACATTATTTGCTATTAATAGAGGTTTGTTTCAAAGTGTTTTTACGATTCCAAAAATTTTGACTGGTTTGGCTCGAAGCACCCAAGCCTTCTTTACCGGGACAAAACTTGCCTCGATAGGACCGAGTATTGTTAAAGCAGTTCAAGCAGCAACATTATTTTTTGCAGAATCTCCAAGAATTCTTCGTGGTGTCGAAATACTCGTTAATTCGTTTATTGCCGTGAAAAATTTTGCTATCAGCACGGGGTCTTTACTTCAAAAAATTGTCACACCAGTTCTCAAGTTTCTTGGTTTTGCGGGCGGTATCTTTAAAACAATCATGCCCTTCTTTAAAGTAGTGTCAGGAATCTTGGGAAAAATTTTCATACCTATCACAGTAGTGCTTGGCATCATCCAAGGATTGTCTGACTACTTTAGGGCTGGTGGACAGGCAGGAATCGGAGGACTTCTCACATCGGTTGTTGGAGGTCTTTTAGAATCTTTTACTTTTGGTCTTTTAGACATTGAAAGAATTTTTGGTTTCTTTGATTTGATTGCGACAAGCGTGCGGAAGGCAGTAAATTATTTACTTTTTGATTTTACGCGGGCAACAGAACTTGAAAGAGAGTTCCAAATCAGGAAAGAGGAACGAGAGAGAAAAAGAGCAGATCGACTTGCCTTGAGAGAGGGCAAGGCGACTAGAGAAACAATCAAAGAGGCATCCGAGCAAGAACTTGAGTCAACTGATATTTTTGCAACCTTGAGTAAAGAACTTGATGAAGTTTTGAGTTTGATTTCAAATTCAAACACCGGGCTAAGAGATACGATGCTTGAGAATAGTGCGCAAACAAATGGTTTGATCGCAAATTCAGTTGCGGCAAATGCTCAGGCTCTTGCCACTCAGGGAGTAGTGAGCGGTAGTAGAGGCGGTGGTAGAGATGTCCCAACTCCCGCTCCGACAGTTGACCCTTACAATAGGGCAGGCGGACGCGACACTCCGGGTGGACCAAGAAACTAAACAAAAAACCCCCAGCCGAAGCCGGGGGTCTTTGCACACATCACACACCCGTGATGTTTAGTCCTCTTCGGACAACCTTTGGAAGTAGGAAAGAGCATCCTCTTCCGAATCAGGCTCGACGCTCTTCTGCGGAGCCGCTTCACTGGTGGTGTCAGATGTCACCACATCATCGACAGAAGTGTTCTCTGCCGTATTGGTAGGTTGCGAACCGCCGAGGACGGTTTCCAGACGAGTCTTCAACTCATCATAGGATTTGTAGTTTGTCG